CTTTGATATTTCCCCGGAGGGAAAATTGATATTTGGGCTTTAAGATTGAATTGCTGAGGCTGCGGGGAGTAGACTGCAGCTTCAGCAGTTTTTGCAAGGGCTCATGGGAGAAAAACGCCTCCTATGAAAATCGGGTTCATGATGTTCAACCTCCATTGACATTTTTCTTCTCCTTTCAGATGCCATGACAAGCCATGCCCATGAGCCCTTGCAAAAGCGAAACCAAAAACATAAGAAAAGAGGATAAAGCTATGAAGCCGAAAAGAAGCGCTCCGGGGGAGATGGCTGCGGCTTCGGCCCGGCCTGCCTCCAGCCCGGAAGCACAGGAACAGTATATGATAAATCTGGCCATGACTCTGGTGGAAAGACGGCTTCGGGAAGGAACGGCCTCTAGTGCAGAGACAACTCACTTCCTGAAGCTGGCCACCATGAAGTCAGACCTGGAGAAGAAGAAGCTGGAGGAAGAGAACAAACTGCTGCGGGCAAAGACTGAAACACTTGAGGCCGCCAAGGACTCCAAAGAGATGTATGACAAGGTACTGAAAGCCATGGCCAAGTACAACGGTGTGGAGGAAGACGAATATGACTTTAATTGAGTTGGCATTTGCTATGTTTTGGCTTGTCGTTATTGTTTTTGGCTCGGTTTTCTTTGCAGAGTGGGCAGAGAAGCACACACAGAGTTATGCAATGGAACTCTTTGCGCACTTCGGGATGCCTGCACTGCTATGGTGCGGAATGCTGATTTTGTATGCGATCTTACAGCAGAAGGGTCTGCTGAGGTAAATGAGGCAAATTGACGAAATGATGGGCTATAAGACGGCGTTAGCTATGCTGTGGATTGCGGCTCTTATGATCTTTATGCTGGCGGTGTGTTTCAGAAAGCATCCCAAAAATGCTGTAAGTACGACTATGCCGCATATTTTGTGGGCACTGTCTATAATCATTGCACATTGCAAGATACTGGAGCTGTTTGTATGAAGAGCTATACCGAATTATGCAGCTACGCCACATACGAGGAGCGGCTGGCATATCTGCAGCTGCACGGAGAGGTTGGTAAAGATACCTTCGGGTTTGACCGGTGGTTGAACCAGGACTTTTACCAGTCGAGAGAGTGGCGGCAGTTCCGAGACAGGATCATAGCAAGAGACATGGGGTGTGATCTGGGATGCCAGGACCACCCCATTACGGACTGGGTGCTGCGGGACGGCAGGCCGGTACGGCCGAGGATCTCGATCCACCACCTGAACCCCATAACGAAAGAAGACGTGCTCCGGCACAGCGAAAAACTGCTGGACCCAGAGAACGCCATTTGTGTTTCGGCGGCGACGCACAAGGTCATCCACTACGGAACCGGTCAAAATGCGAAAATGCCGGACGGAGATCGGAAGCCGGGCGACACATGCCCGTGGAGGAAATAGTATGAACTGGACAACGGCTTGGCTTACCATGAAACAGGGATATAAAGTAAAGCGGCATCACTGGAAGAACGCATATTGGCACATCGCTGCGCGGGAGCTTATGATACACACGGAACAGGGAAGCGACATCAACTTCCGGGAAGTTTCCGATATGGGAATGTTTATCAGTCTAATGTGCTGCGATGACTGGGAACTTGTGGAGGAGAACGATGATGTATCCGAAAAAAGCGTTTAGTGTACGAGAGCAGGACTACAGTACTCTACTGAGGAAGAAGCTGGAAGAAGCCGAGGCGATGCTCTTAAAACTGAACCCGAGCCGGGAAAGAAGCCTTGCACTGACGAAGCTGGACGAGGCCCTGATGTGGGCGAATGCTTCCATTGCAGGCGCCGGCATTGACAAAAACTGGGAAATGCCCGGTGAGGCTGTAGAGAAGATCGAATACTGGGTCAGGAAAACAGATTCACGCGCAGTGAGTCCCGGTAGAACTTTTACAAACAATAAGAAATTACAGGAAGCAGTATACGCTGCTTTGCTGAATGCTAAAGCAAACGGTGTTCTGAAAGAAGTCCAAGTAAGAGCGGCACGCATTGCAGAACCGGCTGAGCATGAGCTTTTTAGGATGGAAAAAGCAGCATCTGAACCGAATTTCGGGCAGGTGGCAGACGCTATCCAGCACGGGATCGAAGCAAATGCTCCGAAGCGATATGAGATCGACCTGAGCTTTGACATCGCAGACGCTGTAAGCAAGGCGATCCACAAGGAGACTGATAAGGCTTTTATGGAGTTTATGGCTCAGCAGGGAAAGGACGAGGCGTCAAAATGAATTCGATCCTGATAAGCGTAAAGAAGCTGCTGGGCATCGCCGAGGAGTGCGAGGACTTCGACACAGACCTCATCATGTACATCAACTCTGTGCTGTTTGCGCTGGGGCAGATGGGTGTAGGGCCTGAAAATGGGTACATGATAAGTGACAAGACGAACACCTGGGAGGAGTTTCTCCAGGATGCTGTTAAGGCGGCTGCCGTAAAGGCCTATCTGGCCGTGAAGGTGCGGCTGCTGGGATTTGACCCTCCGCAGAGCTCGACGACCATGGAGGCGCTGAAGAACACGGCGGCTGAAATGGAGTGGCGGCTCAACTGCGAGTTCGATACCCCGAAGAAAAGCAGCTCCTGAATGCTCTGTTGGGAGCGGCGAAACGAAACGTGTGAACGCAGCATACGAGGGAGATGCAGGGGTGAAACGATATGCACGACATACAGGAAGCATCGCGTCTATGGGCGACTGAAACGGCGAACTGGAACATGACGGACGCTTACAGCCTCTGCCGAACCTGCGCTAATTTCAAGTCATGGAAATGCCCGAACTCGAAGGAGTGCTTCGACAAGCCGAAAAACCGTACTATAAAGCAAGAAACTGTGACAGTTCTGCCTTACGATAATGGAGGTATAAAATGGACCTTGATGAAAACCTCATATTCGGTACGGTACAGCGCTCCGGCAAGGAAAATGACGTCTATGGATTATGCGGAAAGTGTGAACATTTCAGCAAGAGCGGATGCCCTCACCAGAATGACTGCTACTATACGCTGCATAAGCCATGGTATGAACCTGCAATGAACAGGACTTAGGAGAAAGAAATTATGGCACTCTCGAATACGGCCACGCCCATTTATTACGGCCGCTTTCGGGAGGCCGTGATGCGGGGCGAGATACCGGTATGCCGTGAAATTTCAATGGAAATGAACCGGATCGACGACCTGATCGCCAACCCTGGCATCTACTACGACGACAAGGCAGTCAACGGCTTTATCGCCTTTTGCGAGGATGAGCTGACCCTGACCGACGGCAGCGACGTGAAGATGCTGGACAGCTTCAAGCTGTGGGCGGAGGAGATTTTCGGGTGGTACTACTTCGTGGAGCGGAGCGTCTTTGTGCCGGATGCACACGGCGGAGGCCACTATGAGACCCGGCGAATCAAGAAACGGCTCATTACGAAGCAGTATCTCATCATCACCCGCGCGGCTGCAAAGACCATGTATCTGGAATTTTTGCAGGCATATTTCATGACCGCCTATACCACGACGACTCAGCAGCTGACGACCGCCCCGACCATGAAGCAGGCGGAGGAGGTTTTGGCACCATTCCGAACGGCACTGGCGAGGGCAAAGGGGCCTGTCCTGCAGTTCATGACTATGGGGAGCCTCCAGAACACCACCGGCGCAAAGGCCGACAGGGTGAAGATGGCTTCTACCAAGAAGGGCATCGAGAACTTCGTGACCGGGTCGCTGCTAGAGATACGCCCCATGACCATCGAGAAGCTGCAGGGACGGCGAGATACTGTGGCGACGGTGGACGAGTGGCTCTCCTGTGACATCCGGGAGGACCCCATCAGCGCCATCGAGCAGGGTGCCTCCAAGAATGAGAACTATCTCATCGTGGCGGCAAGCTCGGAGGGTACGGTACGAAATGGATGCGGTGACGACATCAAAATGGAATTGATGCAGATCCTGAAGGGAGAATACATCAATCCCCACGTCTCCATCTGGTACTACAAGCTGGATTCCATTGACGAAGTCGGCAAGCCGGAGATGTGGCTGAAGGCGAATCCGAATCTCGGGAAGACCGTGACCTACGAGACCTACCAGCTGGATGTTGAACGCGCGGAGAAATCACCCAGCGCCCGGAATGATATTCTGGCCAAGCGCTTCAACCTGCCCATGGAGGGGTATACCTATTTCTTCTCGTATGAGGAAACGCTGTGTCACCGGCACCGCGATTTCTGGCAGATGCCCTGCGCCATGGGAGCTGACCTGAGCCGGGGCGACGACTTCTGCGCCTTTACGTTCCTATTTCCGCTTTCCAACGGATATTTCGGGGTGAAGACGCGGGACTACATTACCAGCTACACCCTAAGCCAACTGCCCGTCTCCCGGCGGCAACAGTACGAGGAGTTCATGCAGGAGGGGACGCTGTTCGTCTTTGACGGAACCATCCTCGACATGATGCAGGTATACGACGACCTTGACGCCTTTATCCAGCAGAACGAATACGACATCCGGGCCTTCGGGTACGACCCGTACAACGCCAAAGATTTCGTGGAGCGGTGGGCGACCGAGAACGGCAGCTTCGGCATCACCAAGGTCATTCAGGGCGCGCGGACGGAAAGCGTGCCGCTTGGCGACTTAAAGAAACTGAGTGAGCAGAGAAAGCTCCTCTTCGACGAGAAGCTGATGCAGTTTGCCATTGGAAACTGCATGGCGCTGGTGGACACGAACGGAAACCGGAAGCTCTACAAGCAGAGGCAAGACCAGAAGATCGACGCCGTGGCCGCCATGATAGACGCCTATGTGGCGTGGAAGGAGAACCGGGATGCGTTTGAGTGAGGCTTAATAGCTGGTGCGTTTTTTTGCAGAGGAGGTAAAACATGCCGGTATACAGCGATGACCTTTATCATTATGGAATCAAAGGCCAAAAATGGGGCGTTCGTAGGGGGCCGCCCTATCCGATAGAAGATACCGTTATGCGCACAGGAACACGTCTTAACAATGTGAATACCAACCCATTCCAGAACGAAACACGTTCGGACCGCTGGCTATATACGTATAACCCTGACGATAGTTGGGATAGCAGTGTGTGCAAAGGTCCTTTTGCTGTTTACTTGATGAAAACGAAAGGGCTTGCGGTTTTTGAGCATCAGTATGAAACGATCAAAAACCTTAAAATGCCCACAAGCAAGGAACGGTTGGATGAGTTTATAGCTGCATACAATGCCAATAAATTTCGTTCTTCCATAGAACTTCGTTCCATGCAGAAGGAAATGGCATACTATAAGATCGGCACAGAAAAATCCAGAACGATTGATCTAAGCAAGTTAAGCACGGAGGATGATTATAAAGCAGCATATGAGGTGTTTAATCATCTGATGGAACGAGCCTGGGAATATGATATTACCAGAAGATATTGCAAAACTATGAGCGAAAAGTATGACGCTATGGTTGACGACAACAATCAAACGATATATAATCATGCACATGATCCTGTTATTATTTTCAAGGTGAACGAAGCTTTGAAGGAAATAGGAGACGTTAAAATCATCGACGTTTCTGAAGCTGGAAAGCACTTTGAAAAGGTACAGGCAGAACTTGCAAAGAAAGGTGAGAGGATAATGCTATGAAACTTTCCGATGAAGAGAAGAGAAAGCTGGATGAACTTCTTAAGGAGCATAAAGAAGATATTGATCAGCCGCATTCGGAATTTAGAAAAGAAATCTCGGGAAACAAAAAATCTGAATGACATAACACGATGGTACGCATCAGCTTAATGGCTGGTGCGTTTTTTTTGCTGAAAAGGGGAAAAGATGACCGTTTATAATGACGAACTGTACCATTGGGGTATCAAAGGCATGAAGTGGGGTGTGCGGCGATACCAGAATCCGGATGGTACTTTGACATCCGCTGGGAGAAAACGATACTCTGGAGATGACTATAAAAACGGCGTCAAGAAAGCCGTAAATGCTACTAAACAGCTTTTGAAGGATACTGCTCGTCCGATGGACAAGGATGGATGGACAAATAAACCCAAGTCCGATGATCATCCTTGGTATGGAGCCCAGAAAAGGACTGCGGAAAGACTCGAACAGCATTCGACGAAGGCCCGCTCTAATAACCCCAAGAAAATGACCGATGAGGAACTAAATCAACGTATTGCCAGAATGCAGAAAGAAAAGCAGTATATGGAGCTGAAGAAGAGCACGTCACCTGGTAAGGCTTATGCGACTGATCTGCTGAAAACTGCTGGCAATAAAATCGTTGGTGGTGCAGCCGGTGCAATCGGTGGCGTGGCTGGCAAGGCGGCTGTAGATGCAGTGCTGAATCACTATGGCGATATCGCTGTGGCTGCCGTAAATGCGACTGGGAGCGATGCTTTGAAAAAAGCCGTTGTAACGGCCGCAATGGCTTCGGCTGTAAAGAAGTCCTGATCTGGAGGAAATCAAAATGGCGTCACAAACCTTTGGCTCCCGCCTGAAGAGGGCGTGGAACGCTTTTACGAACCGGGATCCTCCCGGGAAGATCTATTACGGCGGATACAGTTACCGCCCCGACCGGGTGCGGATGACCCGGACAAGCGACCGCACCATCATTTCGGCCATCTATACCCGAATCGCCATGGATGCTGCGGCCATTACCATCAATCACGTAAGGCTCGACGAAAACGGACGCTACAGCGAAACCATTTCGTCGGGCCTTAATTCTTGTCTGAACCTTTCAGCCAACCTCGACCAGACCGGACGGGGGATGCGGTTCGATATGTTCCTGTCCATGTTGGACGAGGGCGTCATCGCCGTGGTGCCGGTGGACGTGGAGCTGAATGAAGCGACCGGCGAAATGGACATCCAGTCCATGCGGGTGGGTAAGGTGAAGGAGTGGTACCCTGCCGACGTGCGGGTAGAGCTCTACAACGAGAAGACAGGACAGAAGGAAGAGGTGACTCTGCCGAAGGACCGGGTGGCCCTGATCGAGAACCCCTTCTACGCCGTGATGAACGAGCCCAACGGAACCATCCAGCAGCTGACCCGGAAGCTCCACCTCATGGATGTCATCGACGAGCAGGTGGGAGCCGGGAAGCTCGATCTTATCATCCAGCTGCCCTACGTCGTGAAGAGCGAGGCCCGCAAGAAGCAGGCCTTGGAGCGGCGGCAGGAGATCGAAGACCAGCTGGCAGGCTCGAAGTACGGTGTGGCTTACACGGACGGAACGGAGCACATCACCCAGCTGAACCGCAGTCTGGAAAACAATGTTCTGAAGAGTGTGGAATACCTGACCAACATGGCATACAGCCAGTTGGGTATCACACCGGAGATCATGAACGGCACTGCGGACGACAAGGTGATGACCAACTACGAGAACCGTACCATCGAGCCCATCGTAGCAGCCGCTGTGGATGAGTTCAAACGGAAGTTCCTGACGAAAGAGCAGCGAGACGAAAAGAGCGAGAGCGTGCTGTTCTTCCGCGACCCGTTCAAGCTGACGCCGGTGTCGGCTGTGGCAGAGATCGCAGACAAGTTTACCCGCAACGAGATCATGACCTCGAACGAGATGCGACAGGCAATCGGCATGAAGCCCTCGAAGGACCCGAAGGCGGATGAGCTGCGGAATGCGAACATCAGCCAGTCCAGCGAAGAGGTCTCGGAGCATGAGAGGATGCTGACGAGAGGCGGAGATGCTGTGGACAGAGCACTGTCGGAGTAAGGAACATGAAAACTTTGGAAAGGAGATGCTGAATTTCAAAATGGCTATCGATTACGATTGCAGCGGATGGGCCACGAAGGCCAACACCCGCTGTTATGACGGACTGACCATTGCGCCGGACGCCTTTAAGGAGTGCGACGGCAAGACCGTGCCAATGGTGTACAACCACGACCACTCGAGCGTGGACAATGTCATCGGCCACTGTCTGCTGAAAAACCGGCCCCAGGGCGTATACTGCTACGCCAAGTTCAACGATACGGACACCGGCCGTACGGCCAAGGCCTGCGTGGAGAACGGCGATCTGAACGCCTTTTCCATCTATGCCAACGGACTGCAGAAGGTGGGGAAGACCGTGAAACACGGCTTTATCCGGGAAGTGAGCCTCGTACTGGCAGGCTGCAACCCGGGTGCGCTCATCGACGAGGTGGTGAAGCACAGCGCCGATGAAGATTATGATGAGGGTGAGGCCTTTATCTACAACGACGAGGGCCTGAGCCTGACCCACGGGCTGGACCCGAATGGCGACCCGCTGGAGGAGCTGACCCACAGCACCGACGGCGGAAACGACACGAAACAGGAGGATGCCGGAATGGCGGACGAAAAGAAAAACGGTAAGACACTCGAGGAAGTGTACAACAGCATGACCGACGAGCAGAAAGAATGCTGTCATGCGCTTGTTGGCCTTGCAATGGAAGAGGCAGACGGCGAGGACGGCGAAGACGACGGTGAGGAGGATACGACCGTGAAGCAGAATGTGTTTGACCATGACACCACTGAGACCGTGCTGAAGCACAGCATCGGCGACATCAACGCTGTTATCAAGGGTGCCAAGAGCAGCGGCACCATGAAGGCGGCTTTCGAGAACTCGGACATCACCGGCGAGGAGCTGGCCTATCTGAGCCACAGCATCGACAATGTGGAGTGGCTGTTCCCCGATGATCACCTGCTGGATACCACGCCCCGCATCATCGACAAGCCCGACGACTGGGTGAGCGTGGTCATGGGCGCTGTGCACCACGTCCCCTTCAGCCGGATCAAGAGCATGTTCGCTGACCTGACTGAGGAAGATGCCCGCGCCAAGGGTTACTTCAAGGGCAACTTCAAGAAGGAAGAGGTCTTTGGCCTGCTGCGCCGCTCCACCAGCCCCACCACCGTGTACAAGAAGCAGAAGCTGGACCGCGACGACGTCATCGACATTACCAGCTTCGACGTTGTGGCATGGCTGAGGAAGGAGATGCGCCTGAAGCTGGACCGTGAGCTGGCTCTGGCTTACCTGCTGGGCGACGGCCGTTTGGCTGCTTCTGAGGATAAGATCGATGAGAACTGCATCCGTCCTGTGTTCAATGACAGCGACCTGTTTACCATCAAGGTCCAGTGCAAGACCACCGGCCTGACCACCGTGGAGGACAAGTACAAGGCCCTGATCAAGCAGATCCTGCGCAGCCGCAAGGAGTACCGCGGCTCCGGCACCCCCACCCTGTACACCACCGAGGACGCCCTGACCGAGATGCTCCTGCTGGAGGACGGCATCGGCCACACTCTGTATGCCGACGAGGCTGCTCTGGCCCGCAAGCTGCGTGTAAAGAATATTGTGACCATCCCCGAGATGGAGGGCCGCAAGGGTGCCAAGGGCGGTGACCTGGTCTGCCTGATCGTGAACCTGGCCGACTACACTGTAGGCGCAGACAAGGGCGGCGCTGTCTCCATGTTCGACGACTTCGACATCGACTTCAACGCACAGAAGTACCTCATCGAGACCCGCTGCTCCGGCGCTCTGACCACGCCCTTCAGCGCCATGGCCGTGGAGTGGGCTGCTTAAAGAGAAAGGATAGAACTATGCTGAAACCCTATTACGAGACCGGTTATGACCTGCATGTGGCTAACTACGTTGCCTACCTGCACACCGACAAGAAGCTGTACGAGGACGAGGCACACAAGACCCAGGCGAAGAAGGATGACGTGGAGAAGGCCTTTAAGCTGGGCCGCCTGATGATCGTGGACGGCGCCAAGACCTACCTGCCTATCGCTCTGCTGGCTGCCGGTGTGGTGGTGTACGACGGTACTACCGCTACGACCTGCACCGTGGCAGAGGAGTAATAAGCAGGTCATCGAGTTAGCTATAACAAACTGACCTGCCGGACAAAATTCAAAATGTTGACGAACTGAGCGCCGCCAGTGGCGGAAACAGCGAAGTGAGGAACTGGCCTGGGTCAGCGAGACGCGAGCGACAGTGAAGCGGCTGCTGGGCACCCCAACTCGGGTTCCTTAGGGAGGATCTACTATGAAATGGAGCGGGAAGATCGGGTTTGCGCAGGATACGGAAGAATCAGCGCCAAGCGTATTCGTAGAACGGATCGTAGAGCGGAGCTATTACGGCGACGTGCTGGAGTTTGGGCGGCTGATGCAGGGGAGCGACAAGATCAATGAGGACGTTACAGTAGGAAACCAACTGAGCGTTGTAGCCGACCCATTTGCACAAAACAACCTTTACGCCATGCGATATGCCACGTTTTGTGGGCAGCACTGGAAGATCACGAACGTGAAAGTGCAGTACCCAAGACTGGTGCTGACCTTAGGAGGGATCTGGAATGGAAGCACGCCTGAAGCTTGACGCTTTGCTGCGGAAGGTACTGCGGGAGGCGACCGGGAAAGAGAACCTCTACTTTCAGCCGCCTGCCGGATACAAGCTGAAATACCCCTGTATTGTATACAGCGAAAGCCGTATCCGGAACGAGCACGCCAATGACGGAGTTTATATCCAGCATCCCCATTATACGGTGACGGTGATGGATAACGACCCCGACTCGAAACTGAAAGCGGCCGTAAGCGTATTGCCGAAATGCGCCTACGACCGCTGTTTTGTTTCGGAAAACTTATATCACACTGTGTTTACGACCTATGTTTAAGAAGGAGGAAAGACTATGGGAAGACTGATCTGGGACGCTGTTGGCGAGAAATTTTACGAAATGGGCACCAAGTGCGGCGTTCTGTACCCCATGACCACTGAGGGCACCTACGAGAAGGGTGCTGCCTGGAATGGCCTTACCGCTGTGACCGAGAGCCCCTCTGGTGCGGAGGAGACCAAGCTGTATGCTGACGACATCAAGTACGCCAGCCTGCGCAGCGCCGAGGATTATGGCTACACCATCGAGGCTTATACCTACCCTGCGGAGTGGGAGGCCTGCGATGGCTCTGCCCAGGTGGCTCCCGGCGTGACCATCGGCCAGCAGAAGCGCAAGGCATTTGGCTTCAGCTGGGTGACCACCAAGGGCAATGACATCACTGACGAGGCCGGCCAGAAGATCCACGTGGCATGGAACAGCACTGCTTCGCCCAGCGAGAAGAGCTACTCCAGCACCAACGACAACCCCGATGCCATCATTTTCAGCTGGGAATGCAGTGCCTCTCCGGTGAATGTCAAGGGTCATCGCCCCACCTGCCATATGGAGATCGACTGCTCCAAGCTGAAGGAGAAGACCGTGCTGGCGATCCAGAACAAGCTCTGGGGCTCTGACGGCGGTTCCGGTGTTGAGGCTGCCAGCGAGGCCACCCTGCCCAGCCCGGATGAGCTGATCAAGTTGATCACCGACACCGAGGCTGCCGCCTAATAACGGGACAAAGGAGAAGAAAAATGCTTAAGAAGACGATGACCACCGTGGATTTCGGTGGTACCGAGAGAACGGAAGACTACTACTTCAACCTGACCAAGGCGGAGATCATGGAGATGCAGCTTTGCACCGACGGCGGCTTTGTGGAGACGGTGAAGAAGATCGTGGAGGCAAAGAATCAGCTTGAGCTGACCCACCTGTTCAAGAAGATCATCTGCGCCAGCTATGGTGTGCTGAGCCCCGACGGCAGGAAGTTCGTGAAGAACCAGCAGGTTCTGGACGACTTTATGGCTACCCAGGCCTACAGTGACCTGTACATCGAGCTGCTGAGCGGCGACGGCAAGGCTGCCGAGGACTTTGTGAACGGCATTCTGCCCAAAGACCTGACCAATGAGGCCGCTAAGGCCCCTGTTTCTCAGCCCGGCCTTGCTGTGCTGAACCCGTAACCTGATGATACCGAACCGTGCTTTGCGTACTGCATAGCACGCTGCCCACACATTTGATGCCAGGAGGAGCAGACGATGCTGACCATCAAAATAGCCGGAACACAGAGCTGGGACCCACAGAAGGCCGAGTTCCGGTACGGTGAGCCCGTTGAGCTGAGGTTAGAGCACAGTCTGCTCTCCCTGGCTAACTGGGAAAGCAAATGGCATATTCCGTTTTTGTCGAACGTCGGAAACCTGACGGCTCAACAGCAGATGGACTATATCCGCTGTATGACCGTGACGAAGGGGGTTGACCCCGAGGTATACCGGCGGCTGACGAGAGAACAGATGAATGCCATTAACATATATATGGACGACCCCATGACCGCTACCTGGTTTCGGGGCGAGCCAAAGCCGAACGAGCCCAGGAACGGGAAGACTGTAAAGCAGAAGCCCCGCCCCAGGCGAGGAGGCACAGAGACCACTGCGGAGGTGCTGTATTACCAGATGTTCCAGCTTGGGATCCCCAAGGAATGTGAGAAATGGCACCTGAACCGGCTGCTGACGCTGCTGCGGGTGGGCCAGGAAGCCAACAACCCGCCCCGGAAAATGAGCAAGGCCGAGGCAATGGCTCAGCAGAGGATGCTGAATGAGCAGCGGAAAGCAAAGCTGCACACGAGGGGGTAAGAAATGCCAAAGGTGATCGTGTGCCGACAGAAAGGCGACTGGAAGAAAACAAAGGGATTTTTGAAGCGGTGCTCGGCGCTGAAGCTGGACGATATTCTGGCTCAGTATGGCCGGGAGGGGGTAGAGGCGCTGTCGAGGGCCACCCCCAAGGACACCGGGAAGACCGCCGCAAGCTGGAGCTATGCCGTACACCGGGACGAGAACAGCATCACCATTACATGGTCCAACTCCAACATCGTGGATGGAGTGCCCATTGCGGTGATCCTGCAATACGGACACGGCACCCGGAATGGCGGGTATGTAGAGGGAGTGGATTACATAAACCCGGCAATGCGGCCTATTTTTGAGAGGATCGCAGAACGGGCATGGGGTGAGGTGAGAACAGAATGAGCCGTGAAGTAGACCAGCGTGTTGTAGAACTGCAGTTCAACAATGCGAACTTTGAGAAAAACACAAAGAAGTCCATGGACTCCATCGACCGGATGATGGAGAAACTGCAGTTCAAAGGGGCCGAAAAGGGCTTTGAGAAGCTGGATGCGGCTGCGGAAAAAGTGGATTTTGCCACCATGAACCGCTCGCTGGACACCTTGCAGCAGAAGTTTTCGGCTCTGGATATTATGGCCGCCACGGTATTGGTGAACATTACCAGCAAGGCCATGAATGCCGGCGAACGATTGGTGAAGAGCTTGTCACTGGATCAGATCACCAGCGGATGGAATAAGTACGCAGAGAAGACCTCGAACGTGCAGACCATCATGAACGCCACCGGCAAGAGCATCGATCAGGTGAACGGCTACCTGAACAAGCTGATGTGGTATTCGGACGAGACCAGTTACAGTTTCAGCGAGATGACCAGCGCGCTTTCGCAGATGACGGCGGCGGGCGGCAATATCGATAAGATGATCCCTATGATCATGGGTATTGCAAACGCCACGGCAGATGCGGGTAAGACTGGCTTTGCGTTCCAGAGCACCATCCGGAACCTGACCCAGAGCTACAGCGCAGGACACTTACAGTTACAGGACTGGAAGAGCCTGAACCTGATGGGTACGGCGACGAAAGCCCTGAAACAGGAGCTTATCGACACTGCGGAGGAGCTGGGGGTCATCAAGAAGGGTGAAGTGACCATCGCCAGCTTTGAGTCGAGCTTGCAGAAGAAATGGGCCAACACGGAGGTCATGGAAAAGACCTTCGGGAAGTATGCTTCCATGATGGAGGCGGCCTATGAGCTGACCCAGAAGAACAAAGGTATGACCAGCTCGGAGGCGCTGGAACAGCTGAAAGGGCAGTACGGAGAGCTGGCAGAACGCGCCGCCCTCGCTGCCCAGCAGGCCACCAGCTTCGCGCAGGCCATCGACTCCACAAAAGACGCCGTCAGTTCAAAATGGATGGCCGTCTTCGAGACTCTCTTTGGCAACAAGGAAGAGGCAACCGACACCTGGACGGAGCTGGCGAACCGGCTGTATGACATCTTCGTGCCGTCCATCGACGCCCTGAACGACCGGATGAAAGCGGGCCTCGACACCGGCTGGCAGCAGATGCTCTCGAACGAGCTGGGTGACCAGGGCAACGCCTACACCTATGCACTGGAGCAGGTAGCACTGGCTACTGGCGCTCTGACGGAAAAGCAGATCGAGGAGGCAGGGAGCTTCGGCGCGGCCCTGCAGGAAAATGGCGTGAGCGCCGATACGCTGCGGCAGGCGCTGGACGAAGCCCGCACCAGCACCGAGAAACTGCTGGCCCTGAGCGATAAGGAGCTGGACGCGCAGGGGTACGACAAGGACGCCATACAGAAGGCCCACGACCAGTTCGTGAAACTGAACGAGGCTGTTCAAAATGGAACACTGGACCTCGAAGGATATGCTGAGGCCATCGGAAGGGTATCGGGCCGGGAGCACCTGATACAGGGGCTTTGGAACATCATGGACGCCATCGGGAAGCTGGTTACGCCCATCAAGGAGGCCTTCAACGAGATTTTCCCGCCTGCAGACGGCGACCGAATCTATACAATCGCCGAACGGTTCGACCTGCTGACCCAGAAGCTCATCATCTCGGATAAGACGGCGGCGAACATCAAGAAGACGTTTGAGGGTGTATTTTCAGTCATCCGTGTTGGCGTGAACATGCTGAAAACCGTCGTACAGACAGCGGCAAATGTTCTTAGTGCGGCAGTCCCTCTTGGCGATGTCCTGCTTGGAATGACTGCCAGCATCGGAGGATTTGTATCCTCGGTAGATGAAAGCCTTGACCCGCTGGAAGCACTTGGCTCGATGATCACTGGTTTTGTCCAGACCATTGCACCGGTGCTTTATTCTTTTGGAAAAGAGGCTGACGTAGTATTTTCTAATTTTGCAAATGGAGCAAAAGATGCTTTCAACAGCTTCGATCCGGAAAGGATGAAAGACTTTATCACCGGAGGGTTGAGCGTCGGTATTCTGGCCTCTGTGAAGAGCTTCCTCGATGGAATCAAGTCTGTCGGGGAAAGTGCAAAAGGTATTATCGGAGGCATTAAAGATACTATCGATTCACTCGGTGAAGCAATCGATGCATGGAAAGAAGCGAAAAAATCGGAAACACTGATCACGATCGCGAAATCTATCGGTATCATTGCAGCATCGCTTGCTGTTGTATCAATGATAAAACCGGAACGACTGAGTGCTTCGATGGAGGCGATGACCGGAGTGTTTCTGGGGCTGCTCGGTGTGATGAAAGCACTTGCACTCATTTCGAAAGAAGTAAGCTCTTTGAAACTAATGGCTGTAAGCACGGGAATGATGGCAGTTTCGTCTGCAGTCCTTGTGCTGTCCGGTGCGCTGAAAGTCATTTCTACCATTGACAAAAGTAATCTTCTTGCAAGTGTTGCAGCGCTTGGCGGAGTAATGGCCGGACTTACTATTGTAGGTGCTGTACTCTCCAAGGATGAGGTAAGATTTCTGAAGGGAGCAGCCGGACTTATCGCTTTTGCAGGTGCTGTCGGCATTCTCACAACGGCACTCAAAGCACTTAGCGGTCTAAAACTGGAAGAAATGGCGAAAGGGCTTGGAGGTATATCCGGAATCGCAGCAGTTCTTGTTTTAGCAGCAAAGCTTATGAATGGCGTAAAATTCGGCATCGGAAACGGTGCTGCGTTTTTAATGCTGGCGGGCAGCATGAACCTGTTGGTATCGGCCTTCAAGAGCTTTGGCGAGATGAACTGGACTGAGATCGGGAAGGCACTTACAACAGCAGGTGCCAGTATCGGCGTTTTTGTGCTTGCATTGAATCTCGCGAAAGGAACTCTCGGAGCGGCCGTGGCGCTGACAACGATGGCCGCAGCTGTGAACCTGCTTGTACCGGCGATAAAAGAACTTGGCTCGCTGAGCCTAACCGAAATGGGCATGGCGCTTCTTGCCGTTGCGGGCGCATTCACCGCCCTTGGTGTTGCTGCAGTGATCCTTGCTCCTCTGACACCGGTCATCGTTGCATTGTCACTATCTATCAGCGCTCTTGCACTGAGCATCGGTGCATTGCTGGCACTAAATTCGGCAGCCATGTTTATTGGGAATCTGGCATCCAGTCTTACTCTGCTCCAGAATCTTAATTTCCAGGTCTTTATCGAAGCCTTGAAATCGGCGGCATGGCTGGTTGTTGAATTTATTACAGGAATCATCAAGGGGTTGGCAGAAGTTGCTTCGACGCTGGCGACTTCCATTGCCAAGATCATAGAAGCAGTATGCTCTGCTATCGTTCTTTCTGCACCTGCCATCGGAGAAGCACTTTATGCAGCAGGCACCACGCTGATCGATGTTATCATCAAACTTCTCGATTATATTTGGGTGAAATGTGAGCCCGCTCTCAATGACCTCTGGGACAAGTTTACCGGATTGGTCAAGAAAAAGGCTGAGAATTTCAGTCTGCTCGACCTGCTGGGGCTGAAGTGGAAAAACCCATTTGCGCCTTTCCTCGACGAACTGGAGCATGGCGACAGCTTTATGGCAGGGCTCTATCAGCAGATGACCGGCACGGGCAAGTATGCGACCGAAGGATTTGCTAATGGTGAGACTGACAAAGACGCCATCGCACAGGTGAAGCAGGCCAGTTCGAATGTGGCGAATACAGCTGTAGAGACCATGAAAGATGACCTCGACCAGCATTCTCCCTCCAAGGTCATGGCCGAAATTGGCCGGTTTGTGACCCTGGGACTGGCGGAAGGCATCGGCGACCAGAACGCACTGGCGAAGGCGAAGGCTGCCATGCTGAACGTGGCCACCGGCATCCGTACCGTCTTTACGAACTTCTGGGGCATCCACTCGCCAAGCGACCTCGCCATGAGCGATGCGGAGAACATCCTCGAGGGCGCGGTGCTGGGAATGTGCGACCCGGAAGCACGGCAGAAGCTCTACGACGAAAGCTACAACGCTGCCTCCGAAGTGAAGGGCGGCGTGGGAAAGGCGCTGGACGAGGCGGCCACGCTGGTACAGGACAAGATGCAGGGTATCTACGCCGCATTCAAAATGGACCCTCTGGGGAGCGGCTCGAATCCCCTGAGAAATGGCGTTGAGACTGCCAGGAAGCAGTTTGAGACGGCCATTCAGGACTCGACGCTTATCCCGGGCAAGAAGAGTATCCAGACGGCGAATACGGATACAACATGGGGCGTGAATGACATTGCTGCGGCCGCTAAGAGCAGGCTTGCAGGCTACTTTGGTGCATTCGGAGACTATTACAAGAAAGCGGTCGACGACATTACGCCGGGCACGACCGACCCGACTACCAAGACGAAGGCTTCCAAGATCGGAAAGAGCCTTGCGGAGACCCTTGCAGAGGAGTACAGCAAGAAGCTGAAGGCCAACAAGTACCTGCAGGATGCGCTGAGCAAGGAGACTGCCCTGTGGGAGCTGCAGAGCGAGCACAGCGTGACCAACGAGGAGCTTCTGGCAAAGCGGACTGAGGTGGTGACCAAGCAGATCGAGCTGCAGGCAGACCGAGTGGCCATTGCGCAGCAGCAGTACGATACCCTGCTGGCCCGGGTAGGTGCCGGGAACGACAAGACCAAGGACGCCTACAACACCCTGCTAGATGAGAAGGCCAATCTGGAGAAGCTGAGGCAGAGCCGCCACAGCGACATCTGGGGTGATGTGCTGAGCCGGTACGAGAACGACGCCAAGACCGCCGAGGACGAGTACGACCTGTGGGTATCCATGTACGAGGACACCGCCACGGTAGCAGAGCGCTCGAACCGGCAGATGATGCAGATCAACAAAAAGATCGATGCACAGGCCAAGGTGGTAACGGCTGCCGAGGAGGAATATACCAAGCTCAAGGAAGAGTTTGGGGAGCAGAGCCAGCAGACCCAGGTGGCATACCGGAAGTATCTGGAAGAGCAGAAGGAGCAGCAGGAGCTGATCAACGAGCTTGAGAAGGCCCAGCTTACCCAGTTTGCCAACCAGATCACCCGATACGAGAAGGAAGCCAAGATCGTATCGAACCGGCAGAGGATGTTGGAAAAGCTGTACGATGACGGCAGCCTCTCGGAGCGGGAAAGCGCTTACGAACAGGCGGTGGAGAAATACGGCGAAGGCTCCAAGGAAGCCCGTCGTGCTGCCATGCAGGGAACCATGAGCTCTCTGATGGGCGTGGGCGCTGCCATGCGCAACATGAGCACCTCGCTGAAAAAGCTGACGGAATACCAGAAGACCTATGACTTCTACGTAGCCCAGGGCAAGAAGGACAGCGAGGAGGCTCTGGACGCACTGGCAGAGCTGCAGGACGAGCAGTACAACTTTGTGGGATTTGCGGAGAGTCTGGCCTCGGCGTTTGACATGAGCGAAAACGGCAAGCAGGCCATGATGCAGCTCGGGTACACCATCTCGAAGAACTGGAAACCCATCTACAACGGGTTCAACCAGGTATGGAAGAAGGTAAACCCGGCCTTTGCAGAGAGCCTGACTAACCTGATCGGCTTGTACTCACGAGAGGGTGCCAGCGAGACCATGGCCGCCACCATGAACGCTGTGGTAAGTGCCATGCGGGGCGACTGGGGCAGTGCGGTGGCCAGTGGGCTTGAGGCTGTGCTGGACATCGTAGGCACGGACTTTGGCCGGACTCTGAGCGAGGCCATTGGGAATGCACTGCGGAGCGCCTTTAGCGGCAACGGCCTGTTTGCCCAGCTTCTCTCGAAGCTCTTGGGAGGAATGAACCAGGGAGGCTCCGGCGGCGGAGGATTCTTCTCCAAGGCTTTGGACTTTATCAAGAGACTTCTGGGCCGGAAGAGCACCGGCGTTGCCGGCGGAGGAAGCGGGATCTCAAAATGGCTCAGCGCCGGGAAGAGTGCTCTGGGCCTTGGAAAAGCCGCAAAAGCCGCCACAGACCTGGTGCCGGTACTGAGCAGCGTGGGGACTGCCACTGCCAATGTAGCCTCCGGTGTGACCACCGTTGCCAAGGCTGCGGGAGCCGCCAAGGTTGCTGCCACCGCTGCCGGAGCTGCCACCTCGGGAACTCTGGCCAAGGTGGGCATGGGTGTTGCCAAGGTGGCCGCCAGCCTCGGCCCTCACGGACTGCTGGTGGGTGCATGTGTGGCAGGTGCGGCCCTGGTAGGCACTGCCGTGGTGAAGAACTGGGACAAGGTGAAGGCCGGTATTGGCAAGGCCTGGGACTGGATCAAGGAGAAGGCTTCGGGACTCTGGGACGGCATGAAGCGCATCGGCTCGAACCTCGTGAGCGGCCTCGGAAAAGGCGTGAAAGCAGGTGCAAAGACCTTTGGCAGCTTTATCATCTCGCCCTTTGCAGGCATCATCAGCGGCGTGAAGAAGCTGTTTGGCGTCCACTCGCCCTCGACGGTATTTGCCGGGATCGGTGGCTACCTGATGGAAGGTCTGGCGAACGGCATCACGAACACCTCTGATGGCGTGAACCGGAGCCTTGAGGCCGTGGCAGATGGCGCTTTGGACATTGCCCAGAGCAGCGCCATGAGACTGCTGGACGTGCTGAACGACGAAAGCGACCCCAGCATCCAGCCGGTGGTAGACCTGACCAATGCAGAGAACGCTCTGGACTGGATGGACTCCCGCCTGGCAGGAGACCGGGCCGTGACCCTGAGCGCAACCCGCTCGGCAAACCTTGCCGGGACGGTGAACCAGAACGCCAATCGTCAAAATGGAAAAGCAGACCCCAACGACCCGGAGGCCCTGTCGGCCAGCGGGAACCGTGATGTGGTGGATGCGATCCAGAGCATGGGCGAGCGGATCGACGGTGTGGCAAGGGCTGTGGCCAACATGAAGGTCGTGATGAACAGCCGGAAGCTGGTAGGCGAGATCAAGAGCGACATGAACACCGCCCTTGGCGAACTGGCGGAGAGAGGACGGTAAGGATGGGTATTGGCAGAGACGTGACCCCGGAAGGGGCAGAGCTGTACACCCGGCTGACCTTCCATATCCCCGCCGAAGCTCCGGTGAAGAGCTTTAGCACCGACGAGCTGATGCTGATCCCGGCAGACCCGCTGACGGTGGCTCCCTTTGAGGAGCAGATCCGCACCCTGGAAGCAGCTCCCTGGCACGGCACCATTGAATATGCCCCGCTGGAGAAGCGGGTGTTCAAGAATGCTGAGGGGAGCTGGACATTTTACTATGAACCGGACGGCAAGAGCCACACTTTCTGGGACTGTTACGGAGACATCCACCGGGAAGAATCCGATGGATGGATGGTGACAGACAGCACATGGCTTGCCACTTACCACGCCCTGCTGTACTACCTGCAGGGTCGGAGAGTGCTGGTGGACGTGCCGGACGGAAAAGGAAACATTACGAGCTACCGGGGGAGATGCTGGGTAAGCAGCTATGCCTCGGACTCTGACGGCAGGATCAAGGCCGTGATCAACTATAGCCTTGCACCGCCCGAATGACCGAGAAAGGGGGATCAGATGAAGACGATACCACATGGGATCACCATTGGTGACACACATACCTGGAGGGATCTTTATCTGATCCCTGTTTGTCGGCCGATCGTGCAGCCGCCTACGGAAAAGACCATGACCCTTGAAGTAGAGGGTATGAGCGGCGTGGCTGATCTGAGCCACGGACTGACAGGGTACCCGGTGTTCAGTGACCGGGAAGGAAACTGGCAATTCTACGTAGACACCGACCGGTGGAGAGAGAAAAACAACTTCTGGGGGCCGGTGGGAAACCTGGCGTACCAGGATATTATGGCCCGGCTGAAGGAAAAGATGGCCCGGCCGTTCCAGACGCGGATCGTTCTGGACGACGACCCGCTTTTTTACTGGGTGGGACGCATCTGGGTGAGCGAGGCTCCCAGCCAGCAGTACAACCATACCAAGATCACCCTGCAATACCGGCTGTACCCCTACAAGTACCTGCTGGCAGAGGACGGAGACGACTGGCTGTGGGACCCCTTTTGCTTTGAGACCGACCTGGCCACCGTGAAGATGCACGGCGTGACCCTGCCGGCCGGGACGAGAGAGACGTTTCCGCTGGTATTTACGGACAAGCCCAGCGCTGTATTTGTGACCAGCAGCGGCGCGGCGACCTCGAACATGCAGAATCAAAATGGAGTGGACTACACCCTGCTGAGCCAGGAGTCCATGCCCACGGCCCGCTTTGACTACCTGAAGACCTACAGCTCCGGGGGTACGAGCTATGAATGCCGGCTGCAGACCCTTGTGATGCCGCTGGTGACAAAGCAGTACGACATCGCCATCATGGGACTGAACTTTACCGTGAGTCCTGTAAGTACCGGGACAGCTACGGTATCCATCCGGAAGAAGGGGACCAGTGTGCTGATGGCCAGTGCTACGGTGCCTATTACCAGCACGGTGAATGTTCTGTCTCAGCCGCATATCGAGCTGACGGCAGATCTGAGCGCTGAGCTTACCAAGAACACCGCCTACGAGATCGTGGTGGAGGCTACCGGCAAGATATACGCCCCCAACATCCCCAAGGATGCCCTGACAGAGAACGACTACTTCGACTTTGGCACAGGGGCTGCGGCGCTGGCACCGGACTGCGGCGGCTTTGAGCTGTTCTGTGGGTTCGTCCGGTTTTACGCCGGTGAGGGCGCTGTGCTGAAGCCCGACGTGAAGACCAACATTGGCATCGTGGGTACTGCGCTGAACACCAACGGCCGTGTGGTGGTGGTGCAGGCGCAGGAGGACACCACAGTGAGCATCGACTACCGGCCGGCGTACCTGTAGAGCGATGTAAGGAGAAGAACCTCTCAGGCGCTTCGCGCCAGCTCCCCTAACGAGGGGAGCCTTTGGCAGGACGGATAAGTTTCGACTGGACAAGGGAGGTTTCGTCTGGGCGTAAACGGCAGTGCGCTGCTACAGAGGGCAGAAAGCGAGAAATTTCAAAATGAGATATAAGGTATATGCCGGTCAGGTATCGGTGAAGTTTACCAACAGCAGCACGGCCCGGTTCAACTGGACGAAAAAGGTGCTGGTGTACGACTCTTACGGCGACTCGGTGGAGGGCGAAGAGACCCAGGGAATCGTGGCAGACCCCAGCGTGGAGCTGGAGAACAAATCGGCAGGAAGCTTTTCGTGTCGGGTGCCGTATCAGGCCGAGACCCGCTTTGGCCGGGTGAAGAACCCTTACTACGACGACTTTGTGATGGGCAGCACCTGGATCATGGTGGAGGAGGACAGCGAGTGCATCTTCTTTGGCCGTGTGACGGAGTGCGAGCTGGAGTTCAATCTTGACAAGACGGTGACGGCGGACGGCATCCTGAACGAGCTGGGGCAGATTAACACCCGACTCTCGGCCAGCTCGTACAACAGCTGCTCGGAATTAAGTCTGCTTTCCATCGTAATGAATGCCGACAAGAGCCGGAAGGGGGAGAACCCTGCCAACTGCATGATGCGGGGTAAGGTGACGGTGGCCAACCGGTATGTGGACACCAGTGACAGCGGCGACCAGTTCGGCAGCCTGTGGAGCATCCTGAGCACCTATCTGCTGGACAAGGACGAGGGATATTTGCGGCTTCGGCTGGCTAATGACCCGGGCACCGAGGACTATTTTTTCTACTACGATTATCTGAAATCTGAGGATGTGCCCAGCACCACACAGAGCATCGAGTACGGCGTGAACATGCTGGACTTCGTGCTGAATGAGAAGTGCAGTTCCGACCTCGTGAACAGCGTAACGGCCCACGGCATCACCACGGTGAAGAAGGGCTGGTGGATCTTTAAGAAGATCAGTTACAACGCCATCTCCAGCACATCGGAGAATGCGTTGTCGATCCAGCGGTACGGCCTGCGCTCCCGGCATATTTATGTGGATGGCAAGGCCTCCAGCTACAGTACCCTGAGTTCTGCCGCCAGTGAGGAGCTGGCCAAGTACAAGCAAGAGGCAGAACCCACCCTGACCGTCCGGGCCTTTGACCGGAAGGACATGGGGGAAAAGGTGGACAAGCTGGGGTATCTGCTGCGGACCCACATCCTGAGCAACCCCCACAGCTTTGATATGTGGATGGTATGCACCAAGGTGCGCCTGCCTCTGGACGCCCCTGACAATAAGGACTTTACCTTTGGGCTGACCAGCGCCTCGCTTTCCCGGCGTCAATGGACCGTCGGAAACCTGGCGGCGGTGCTGAAAGACAAGGTCGTGGGCGCTATCAGCTATCTGAACAGTGTAGGGTAAAAATTCAAAATGGACCTTCTGAAGGAGTAAGGTGATTATCGGATGAATTTTGACGAGATCATAAAGAAGATGAAGGCCGCCGTAGAAGGAGTGCGGAAGGCTATATACGGCGTGGAGGTGCGAGAATATATTGCCCAGGGGCTGGAGAATGTACTGGCGGTAGGGCAGGTAACGGTGGACTCGGCCAAAGCCGCCAAGGCAAGCGAAGATGCCGCCAAGGCAAGTGAAGATGCAGCAAAGACCAGCGAGACCAACGCCAAGGGAAGCGAAACGGCAGCGGCTGCCAGCAGGGACGAAGCCGAACTCATCAAGGGGGACGCAGAGAACAGCGCCCATGAGGCGGCAAACAGTCAGGCCGAGGCCAAAAAGAGCGAAGAGGCCGCAAAGAAATACGCCGGCGATGCGGCGGCCATTGCCAACACCGACAAGACTCTCACGGTGGCAAACGCGGCGGCGGATGCTGCGGCCGCCGGTGTGCGCATCAAACTGTTGGAGATGGTACATGGCACAGATGTAAGCGGTATCAGCTTTGTTACTGCCTTTGACACGCTGGACGGCGTGGAGCTGGAGGGCGTGTGGAACAAGACGGCGAGCCGGGTGGAGTTTTGAAGGAGGTGATAGACTATGGCAACAAGACTTGGTGATATGGCGGTGGGAAGCACCGTTAAAATCAAAGTGAACGGTACGCTGACAGATTTTTTGATCGTGCAGCAGGGAAGCCCGGGTTCCGGCGATAATGACTTCGATGGAACGTGGGTGCTGATGACCAACATAATTAAACAGATGCGCTTTTCTCCTAATAGCAATCTGATGCGTTTTTCAGATAGCGATGTCATTGATTATCTAAATGGCGAATTTCTAACCTCCTTGGTGCCGGGTATCAGCAAAGAAATCAAGCAGGTCTCCGTGCGTGATGCGAGTAATTACGAAGGAAAGCACTATGTAAGCTGCAAAGTGTTTGTGCTCTCCGCGAGCGAGGTTGGAATTACTACTAACTCCTACGGCATAGAAAACATCTATCCCTTATCGTATTTCAAGGGGCTTACATCAACCGACAAAGCGTATACAAAACGAGTTGCATATTATGAAGGTTCCAAGTCAAAGTGGTGGCTTCGTGATTACTCTAGGTTTAGCGGCACCCTCGCTGTGTACGAGGATGGAACTTTGAGTATGATATGGCCGGACACTTACAGGGTAGGCGTCCGCCCCGCCTTCATACTAAATTCAAATCTCTATGCAGCTAGCAACGGCATGGTAGGCACCCTCCCCGGCATCACCACAGACACAACTGACCTGGGAGAACAGAATGCCCCATTTACAGTTGCATATACGGCGACAGACACCGGCACAGGGACGCTTACGGTAATCGAGAAACTGGACGGAGAAGTAAAGCAGACCCGGACAGAGGTGTCCCCGGGAACTGCCCTGACCGTGGACTGGCTCAAGGAAAAGGCGGACTACCAGCAGGTGCTGAACGGAGCCCACACCATTACGCTGGAAGTGGACAACGGCATTATGAGCGCCACCAAGACCATCACCTTTACCAAAAACGTCACCGGTGCGCAGGTGAGCCTGACCGCCCCCCTGACGGCGGACGACACCATCACCGTGGCCGCGCTGACGCTGGAGGGCAGTTTCCCCACAGACCTGAGCCTGACCGTGGAGATGACCAATAACGCACTGGATGACAGCCCCGTGTGGGAGAACTGCACCGACATCCAACGCGGCGAGGCAAAGGCTTTCGTCCACCACGCCTTTACCAACAAGACCGCCGCCCGGGGCTTTGCATTCAACTACAAGGTGACGATTGCCCGAGGAGCTTCCGGCGTCGGTGGCAACATCACCATGATCGGAGGTGTGATCGGATGAGTCTTTGCAAGATGGATAAGAGCCTGAAAGAACTCCACAAAAAGCTGGAAGAGGCGCGGAAACTCAGGGAGCTGCCCGGCCTCGTGGCGGAGATCGAGGACGCCATGTGTGAGCAGGATATGGAATCACAGGAGCGGCTGGCGACTATCGAGGACTCGCTGTGCGAGCTGGATGCCGCTATTAACAACAAGTAAGGAGGTAGTATATGGATAAAATCTGGGCAAACAGATTGATTGCCGGCACCAAGGAATGGGCAGAGATGCCCACGAGCCGCCGCGCCGGGGTCAAAGCCGAGCTGGCGAGGCGGGTGACCGACGGCGAGATCAGTGAAGAGCAGTACAAGGAGATCACCGGGGAGGACTACTACAATGGATAAACTGCTGGAGCTGCTGGCAAAGCTTGTGCGGGCCATCTTTGGCCCGGGGGACAAGCAGGATGCCGAAGAGGCAAAGCCCGCACCGGAACCTCCCGAACCCCCCGGGGCAGAGGCTGTGACCGGCTGGGAGGGAGACCTTCCTTACCGGTTCATCGACGTGAGCCGGTGGCAGGGAAAAATCAAAATGGAGGGCTGGCAGGCTATCAAGGAGGCTGGCTACAAGGGCGTCATGCTCCGGGCCTGCGGGAACAGTGCTAGCTACAATCCCAGCAAGGCGTACATCGACCCGACTTTCGAGACCAACTACGCCAACGCCAAGGCAGCGGGGCTGAATATTGGCGTCTACTATTTCACGAAGGCCATGAGCGAGGCAGAGGCTGAGAAGGAGCTGGCGGTACTGCGGAAGGCGCTGCGGGGCAAAGAGCTGACCATGCCGGTGGCGGTGGACATGGAAGACGCCATGCTGACTATTCACAAGCCGAAAGACCTGACCAACCTTGCGGCCTACCACCTCGAGCAGATCGAGAAGATGGGGTTCTTCGCCCAGCTCTACACCTTCACGAGCTATGCCAACCGCTTCCTTGAGATGGAGCGTCTGGCCGGGCGGTGGGACATCTGGCTGGCCGACTACACGGGCAAGACCCCGAATGTGCGGTTCAAGTATAGCGCCCACCAGCACAGCAGTGAGGGCCGTGTGCCGGGCATCAATGGGCCGGTGGATCTCGACGTGACGACGGTGAACTACCCGAAGATCATCAAGGCAAAGGGGCTGACCCGGCTCCGGGAGGCATAATGGAGCTGTATGAGTCGTTGAAAGTCGTCGGTGCAGCGATGATCGGCCTCTTCGGGTTTGTGGCATCGCTGGACAAGATGGTTGATCTCTGGAAAAAGTACAAGGGTCTGGCCGAGGCTCCAGACAAGGCCCAGAACGAGGAGATAAAAAACCTGAAGGATGATGTGGAGCTGCTGAAGGCCAGGATGATGAGCGTGCAGGATGCACTGGGCAGGGATATGCGGCGATTCAATAATCTCGATGACCTTGTCCTGCTGATCCTGGACGGCGTGCAGAACCTGTTAGAAGCACAGCTCTCGGGAAACAACCACGATGGCATGGAAGCGTGCCATCAGAACATTCTTAAGTACCTCATGAAAGGAGCGACCAAACATGGAGACAGCAGTGAGTAAACTTCTGAGCATCCTGCCCACCCCGGTGGCGGCAGTGCTGATGCTGGGCGGCGTCATCTTCTACGTCTTGGGCTGCGTCAGGTTGGGCTACGGTGCCGCCGTAAGGCCTCTCGTCCTCGACTTAATAGTCCGGGCCGAGCAGGAAATTCAGGGCACAAAGCGTGGCGCAGAGCGAAAGGCCTGGGTGACGAAGGTGCTGAGAGCGGCCCTGAATAACAGCAAGTATGGCAGATTCATCTCGTGGATCATTACCGATGAGACCATCGGGCGGGTGATCCAGTTTTTCTTTGACCAGATGCGAAAGGCACTGGAAAACTGAAAATAACCGCTTATAAACCAAAGGAGGACACTATGAACCCTTATTACGGTGCATATCCTCCGCAGGGCCTTCCTCAAGGAGTGAACGGTCTGGGAGGATGGCAAAACAGTCAGCCCATGGGGTACCCCGGGCTGGGAAATCAAAATGGATACCAGCAGGCTTCTGTCCCGGCACTGCCCGGGCGGGTCATCCGTGATATTGCGGAAGTCCGTCCCAACGAGGTGCCGAACAACGGAAGCCCGGCCATCTTTCTGAAGGATGACATGAGCTGTATCTATGTGAAATACCTCTCGAACGTAGGAAAAATCGAAACGATGGTCTTTGCCCCGACGACGCCGGAAACCGAAGCCGCTCCTGCAAACGCGGAGCTGGAGGATATTCGGCAGAAGCTGGACGAGCTCCTCAAACGGACGCCAAAACGCACAAAACCTTATCACAAGCCGTACCGAGGAGATAAGAAGGGAGAAGACCATGAACCAGAACCGAAATAATCCCATTGCCGGAATGCTGGGCCAGCTGCTCCGGCAGAACCCTCAGATGCAGTCGAACCCGCTGGCTCAGAACATGATCTCCGTCATTCAAAATGGAGACGATGCGAAGGGCGAACAGATCGCACGGAACCTCTGCGAGAGCTACGGCGTGACCCCGGAAGAGGCCTACGCAAGGGCGATGCAGTTTTTCCAGAGACGTTGAACTGAAAAGGACGTTAAACATATCTCTTTGATGTGAATTGGGCTTTTGCTCAGGATACGCGCGGCCTGAAAGAAGGCCCAGTGAACATATCCGAACATCCATTCACTGATATTTCCGAAGGAGGAAATGATATGTTTAACACTGGTATGAACATTCCGAGTCTTGCTGACATCGCTGCTGTGACAGGGAACCGGAACGGAAATGGCTGGGGCGACTGCGGAGGCGCATGGTGGATCATCGTCATCCTCTTTGCACTGTGGGGTGGCTTTGGCTGCGATGGCAACGGCTATGGCGGTTTCGGCGGCCGTGGCAATGGTACCCGTACTGCCAGTCAGGCAGATGTCCAGCGTGGTTTCGACAACCAGGGCGTGATGAACAAGCTGAATGGCCTCGAGAATGGCCTGTGCGACGGTTTCTACGCCGTGAACACCAGCCTGCTGAACGGCTTCAACAACACCAACACCGCGATGCTTCAGGGCTTTAACGGCGTGAACACCGCCCTCATGCAGGGCAATTTCGGCATTCAGCAGGCCATCAACGCCGACACCGTGGCCAACATGCAGAACACCAACGCTCTGCAGGCCCAGCTGTCGAATTGCTGCTGCGAGAACCGTCAGGGTCAGGCACAGATCCAGTACGATATGGCCACCAACACCTGTGCCATCACGACCGCCATCGCCAACCAGACCCAGCAGATCATGCAGAACGACAACGCCAACTACCGGGCCCTGCATGACGAGATGGTGGCAAACCGTATGGCGGACAAGGACGAGACCATCGCCCAGCTCCGTACTCAGCTCAGCCAGATGTCCCTGGCGGCCAGCCAGCAGGCACAGAACAACTATCTGGTGAGCCAGCTCCGGCCCGCACCCAACCCGGCATACATCGTGCAGAACCCCAATGCCGCTGTTGGCTGCAATGGCCTGACCGGCTGCTGCAACATGGCAAGCTAAATTCAAAATGGAGGGCGCTGGGCAAGGAGCCTGGCGCTCTTTCTTATTGATATTCTGAAGGAGGAACGGACATGATCGAGATTTCCAATTCGACCGCCCAGACTCTGACCCCGGGGCAGGCTATTGCGTTTGACGTGACCAACCTGAAGACGCGCTGCACTGCTGAGTGCCACAAGACCGGCATGACGGATGTGCGGCTGCGGCTGAACGGGATCTATGAGATCGTCTTTTCGGGCAACATTGGTGGCGTGGCAGCAGGTGCCGTGCAGCTTAGCATTTCCGCAGGGAATGCAGTGCTCCCGGGCTCTACCATGATCTCCACCACTGCTGCGGCCGGTGACCTGAACAACGTGGCCAAGACCATGCTGGTAGGCAACGGCTGCAGAATGTATGATATTATCCGTATCGTGAACACCGGCACGACCAACCTGACCGTTGGGCCTGGTGCAAATCTTGTGGTCAGACGGATCGCATAAGGAGGGCTGAAACATGGAGGATCGTTGCATGATGAGCCTGCGCTCGATGATGGACACTCTGGTGGATGCCCAGAAAGTCGAGCTGGCGAAGGGCGTGGACTCTGCAGACACTGAGGAGTCCGGGAAAGTGATCGACATGATCAAAGACCTGGCTCAGGCCCAGAAGTATTGCTGGGAAGCCTGCTACTACAAGACCCTGATCGAGGCCATGGAGGATGCGGACTACCAGCGGATGGGGTACACCCAGACGCCCAAACAGCAGGCCTTTATGAAGGACTGGCTGCGTGACCCGGAGGAGTTCGAGAACCGGATGCGGGACAAGGACCACGGCGAATGGCCTTTGAGCCGCAGAGGGGAGTTCCGGCATGAGGAAGGCCAGTACGGTCGGCCTTACGGGGAGTATCTGGAAGCTCGGAAGCACTACACGGAAAGCCACTCTGCCATGGACAAGGCGGATATGGACAAGTACGCTGGGGAGCATCTGATGAGCGCCATGACCGCTATCCGTACCATCTACGGCGATGCCGACCCTGAGCTGCGGAAGAAGATCAAGGCGGACTTCTCCAAGCTCGTGGCGGACATGCCGACGTAATTTCAAAATGGATCGGTTTATGATGAACGGGATATTCTGGCGAGTGCTGTACACAGACCAGGATGATCCTGTACTCATAGACCGCACCGGCAGAAGGACTCTTGCCGTGACAGATCCCAGAACGCATTGCATCTGGCTTGCTAAGGGACTACACGGCAGGAGTCTGGAGCGGGTGCTGTTGCACGAGCTGGGACATGCTACCATGGTAAGCTACGGGATGCTGCCAGAGCTGCACCGCATGGTGAGACCAGTCTATTGGACTGAAGCTGAAGAGTGGATCTGCAACCTGTTAGCAGACTATGGCGCAATGATATTTTGGAAAGCGTCTGACCAACTTGGCTATGATATTTTGGAATGGCAACCGCCCTATGCAAGGGATGGCATAGCATGAAAAAAGGCCCTGGAGATACACTGCGCTGGTTGCGGCGCGGAATTTTCAGGGCCTTTTATTTTTTTTTTCTGCGTGGGGAGATGTGGATGGCGGCGGAAGGGTGTGGGTTATTCGTAGAGTAATCCTATATTTTGGGGAGAAAATGACGATGATACGATGGGGTAAAAGACTGCTGGAAGAATTTACACACAGCGCTATATCGAATAATTTTTGATGATATGCTGGTTTTAGATGCGGCTAGATACGGTTCGAAGCACTTAGATGTACATAACTCGTATATTATTCCTGCATTATTCCTGCACCAAAAACCTACATGATGAATTTCTCGTACTCCCACATTCGGATTCATTTGATTACTTGATCTTCTCGATTTCAGTTCGAAGCCAGTCCATATCGGGCTTGATGTAGTATTTCTCTGTGATGTCATCGATGTAATGGCCAAGTATTTTTTTCAAGGCATACTGATCGACCTCAGACTTCTTGGCCATGGTTGCGAACTGGACACGGCCATCATGTGGGCGATGATTTTTATTTAGCCCAAGAGCGTCGCGGGCTTCATTGAATCGAACATAATAGCGGTCGTAGGTATAAGGCTTCCCGGGCTGGGTGTCGGACGGGAACATATATTTGCATCCGGACGAAACTGCTTCATTATAGTATCGCTCTACGAAATGAAAAATTTTCGAGTGGATCGGAACGACTCGGTTTTTACCGGAAATCGTTTTGGAGCCTCCATGAAATGTTTTATTATCCAGGTCGATGTCTGTAACTCGCATACTTAGCAGTTCATTAGGCCGCCATCCGGAGTAGAACTGTATCAGCGTGATGTCTAGATATGGATATTTCTCCAATGACTTCCAAATGAGAGCGACCTCTGCATCTGTATAAGGGATGTGACTTTTATCAACACGAGAGGTCTCTTCCTGGTCGATTCTGGAAAGCGAGAATGCTCGGGCATAGTTCTGATTGACCAGCTCATTTTGAACTGCGTAGTCATACATGAGATTGAGCAGACTCTTTATCCGGCCTTTCGCAGAGCGGGGAAGTTCGATTTCATTTCCGCTCTTGTATGTTGTGGCTTCATCAATGGCAAGCTTTAACTGAGGCACCCGCATCTGCTGAAGTTTTAGGTTGTGGATCTTGCGAAGGTACCTCCAGCAGCATTCGGTTTTCTCAACCATCTTATCGCCGACATGAGTTTTATAGTCGGCAAGCCACATCTGATAAAGCTTATCCATTGTGATGTCGCTGTCAAGACTATATGGATTTTTGTTGTATTCCACAAGCGCAAGATAGGCTTCATTGTAGGTTTCAAAATAAGACTGCGGCTGAAGCGGCTTGCAGATAGGACGGCCCTCCGAAGTCTTGTCTACGGTGACAAGGACTCTGAAGGGCTTTCTTAGATTACGCCCCTTTATCTCAGAAATCTGTCCAAATCCATTCGGCAGTCTACGGCGTTTATTTGCTTTTCTAGGATAGACCCGCGCATCCTTTTTCAGGGGGAAACCGCAGTGTGGACAGACGAGCGCTTTGCTTGATATTTGCAATTCACACTCTGGACAGGTGGTCAACATAAGAAAAATACCTCCTTTTTGGCTCTGAATTCTATTCTAGATTAAACGATTCTATGTCATTTGTCAACTCTCCTATGGGAAGAAAAATAAAAACAGCACGCACTGCCCCGATCTTTCCCTAAAATATGCTAATAGGACGTGATACGCTGTCCTTAGATATTTTTGAAAGGAGAACACAGTATGGATGAATTGATATTTCCGACTGGGTCAGTGCCTGTCTCAATCGCTGCCAGGGTATATGGAAGAGACCCATCGTGGGTGAGGGCGGGGATCATTGCAGGATGGCTGCCCATTGGAAAAGCTACCCGAAACGGAAAACTTGTGACCGATGTGAAAGAGATGAACGCTAAACTTGGGCGTATCAACTTTTATATTTCGCCCAAGGCACTCTATGAGCAAACTGGATTTTTGTGGAGGGGTAAGCATGGCACACGTTGAACTTTCTGAGCGGAATCCCTACTATATCTCAAAGCATCGTTACTATGAGCTCAAGCACTTCTGCCTGCAATATCCCGAGTGGGAAGAAGCAATGGCCCTCCTGAACGGGTGGAAGTCAAGGCCGGAAGAACTGCAGACCGTCACGATGAGGGGAAGCCGCACCTCGAATCCGACGGAGCAGGTGGGCATTGCGCGGGCCTTCTTTACGAAACGCATCGACCTCGTGAAGCACTGTCTCGATGAGGTAGAGCCGGCCGTAGCGCCCTTCGTTCTAAAAGGGGCTACAGAATGCGTACCTTATGATATTCTGCGCGTTCAGGGCTGCCCCTGCTGCCGCGAAAGTTACTACGAACAGTACCGGAAATTCTTTTGGGTATTGAGCATCGAACGCGGGTAACGCGAAAATTTCAGACTCCTTTATGGAGGTGATTTACATGAGTAATGATATGGATCGTGCATGGCAAGCAATGATAGAGGCTGCTTTGGAAGTGCAAAATGCTGTTATGAAATACTTAACGCGAAGGGCAGCAGCAGAGGCAGTCAAAATTCCTGAAGAATGCTACGACGAACAGATAACAAAGAAAGCTCATGATGTGACTGATAATTAAATTGAAAGAGCCGTGGAGAAATCTGCGGCTCTTCTTTTTCTATCCTAGAATAGAACGTACACGCGAATTTTTCAGGCTCCTTTATGGAAGAAGATGTCTTCCGAAAAACGAAAGGAGATTTTTACGATGAAACAGTACAAGAGAGTAAAGGCTACTTACGACCGCGGTTATGTGAACGCGATGGACAAGATACGTGTGTTTATCGAGAGCAACCAGAAAGTTATGTACATTGGTATAGGCGAGTATGCGAATGCCTCGACGGCACAGGCGTCTTACACGAACGCGATAAACCTGATCCGGGCCAGTGGTCTGGTACGGGCTGCTTGTAACAGAGGAGAATTATTTCTGATTCGCAACGACATCTGAGCCGACAAGGGCTGTGGAGAAATCTGCAGCTCTTTATTTTTTCATCACGCACTGGACCGCCCGCAATGATATTTTGATAAAGGAGAAAAGTATGAACGACTATTTCATCTATCTTATTTTCGCAACGATCATCGGCTTTGCACTCGGCATGATGCTCTGCCGCCACGTCGGTGACGTCAACCATTCGGTCGGAGAGCTTATCATCGGCGAACCGGACGACCCCGACTGGCCGTATCTCTCGCTGAGTCTCGACGAGGAGGTGACAGAGTTCGAGGGCGAGGAGTATGTTGTTCTGCGGGTCAATAAACTTGATCTCGCGCGAAAAAATCAGGGTGCTTAATGGAGGAAACTCAAAATTTACTTTGTAAAGGAGAAATTAAAATGGAAAACTATGAAAACAAAGAACTGTTGAAGGAAGCGGCAAAGCAATCGCTGGAGAGTCTCAAAGACTTGAAACCGGGTACGGACGAGTACACGAATACGGCAAAGGTTGCAATGCAGTTGTACGACATGCAGCTCAAGAGCGATGAGCAGGAGAGCAACCAGAACCTGAAAGAGGATGAAGAACGGCGGAAGGGCCAGGAAGTCATCAACGATCAGGAAAAGGCTGCCAAGAGCCGGAAGCTCGAGTGGGCAAAGTTTGGGATGCAGGCAGCAACGTGCTTGATCACGGTTGGTACGACGATCTACTGGTCAATCTGCGAGGCTGGCGGTGTTGTGCCGCTTTCGAGAGCTTTGAACGAAGGGCTCCATGAGATCAAGAGAGGCTTTACAGACAGAAAGTAAAGGAGGAACCGAGGAGGGTCTGTGATGAAAATTGCAGACTCTCTTTATTTTTATGAGGTATCACAACGATATTCCAAAGGAATGGACGAACTACTACGGAAGTGTATACCGCTGCAACCATCCGGTCTACCGTGTTAGTACTTTATATTTTGAGCATGGGAAAGGGTTGTGCGTCATCCAGCAGAGATTTGACGAGAAGACCAAATCCACATGCTGGGGACCGATAGACCCGTGGCTAACTGATAAAATATACCTCCATGAAGGGTTCAAGGAGTATTTTGACCACCATGCCAAGAGAAGAAATCAAAATGGCGAGTATCCAACGGTCACGGTCCGGCAGATCATGTGGGCGCTGCGGATGAAGCCTTTGCGCAAAGAACGCTGGGAGACCGTGTTTGACCGAAGCTTGATTTGAGAAAGGACGGTTTGTATGTGCAAGTATTGTGATGCAGGTGCCATGCTCAGAAGCAGCGGCGTGGAGCTTCCGGGAGGACTGAAAGCTGCGATGGCACTTTGGATAACATGGAGGAAAGAGGGAACTCCTATTATTCGGGCTAAAATTGACTATGGCACCAAGGATAAAAATTTTAGGGGTTGTGCTGCCAGCCGTATTCCTGCTTGCAGCGTGGAGATCAAATACTGTCCGTTCTGCGGAAAAAAATTATTAAAAGACCCTATTTTTCCGCAAATGGCAGAAGAAAGTGCAATAGAAATCGCAAAAGACCCCGAACATGGCCCAGCAATCTTATACTGGTTCAAATCGGAATCCGGGTATTGGGCGGTAGACAACAGAAACCATAGTGCATTTTCGATGTGCTTTTTGTCAAAAGAAGAGTGCCTCGCATATCTCGCTGCGAACGCCTGACGCGAAAAAAACTCCTTGCTTTATGGAGGTGATTAAGAATGGTGCTTTTTAACATTGAGAAGCATTTCAGAGTTCATTGCAAAGCACACTGTGGAAAACGAATCATGGAAGAAGCAAAGCAAATGGGTGCATATATTGAGCATTACGATTACGTTGCAAATAAGTGTACTGGTTTTGTGAAGTTTATATTTGATGCGCATTGCAGCGAAAAAGAATTTAATGAACTTATGAAACATTTCGATGAAAACAAAGAGATCATAACGATTTTCATCAAATGAGTAAGAGAGCTTATGAGAAATCGTAGGCTCTTTTCTTTTTGCCCAGACGCGAAAAAATCTCCTCATATTATGGGATAAAGCCCGAAGCAAAGGAGAGTGTATTATGAACGAATCTATTGGTAAGAAAATTTGGAACTATACGATTTCGGTCGGGCAAATCATTACGACATTCCTGATCGGGTGCGCTGTTGCACTCGTGATGTGGTTGTTCGTGCAAATTTTCCGGCCGTCGAAAGACTGATATTTTACGATAGACCGGTAAACGACAAGAAACTGGCTTTATCCGAAGAGAGCTTATGGAAACATAGGCTCTTTCTTTTTTATCCGGCGCGAAAAATTCAGAGTGCTTTATGGAGGAGATAGCTCAACTGGCAGAGCGCCGCTTTATTGCGGAGGTTGTGGATTCGATTTCCACTCTCTTTTTCATTTTTATTTTTGGAGGTTTGACACAATGGAGGACATTATGATCATCCGCTCGAGCTTTATGCGCCGCATCATCTCGCAGATCATCAACAAGGCGCTGAAAAAGCAGATGCCGGGCGTTGAGGTTGAGCTGAAGGACATTCAGGCGAACTGGCTGGACAAGGAGCAGAAGGTGCATCTGCATCTGGAGCTGGACGCCGACATAACGAAGGCGCAGCTCAACACCATTTTGAAGAATGCCGGGGTGCTGTGACGCGAAATTTTCATGGTGCTTTATGAGATGGTTAGTCTCAGAATTATATTTTGGAGGTTGAACAATTATGAAGAAAGCATTGAAAATTGGTATTATGGGAATAATTGGATTTATGCTGTTTGTATATGGAGGACTGAACGGATACTGCATGGCATGGAGTAGACTCTATGATAGAGGAAACTACATTGGTGCAGACGGACTTTCTTATATTACAAGGCATACTTTCAAACCCGTATTTGCTAAGTACGTGGACTTCTTCATGGCAAGTTATGCCAAATGGAAGAACTGACCATGAGAGCTTACGAGAAATCGTAGGCTCTTTTATTTTTCAAAATGGAGGTTGAACAATGAAATTTACGAAAACGTGCGCGAAATTCCTGCGAAAGCATGGCGGGACTATTCTGGCGGTGGCGGCATCCGTAGGTGTAGTAGCCACGGCGATCGAGGCCGGACGGGCGACCACGAAGACACAGCATCTGCTCGAAGTGGACGAAGCCTTGCGAAAATACAACGAAGATGAGCAGGGTATTGTAGAGGAGCCATTGACGAAGATGGGAATTGTCAAAACATGCTGGAAGGCATATGTGCCGGCTGTTATCCTCGGCGGCGGCACCATCGCCTGCATCCTTGGCTCCAACGCGCTGAACAAAAAGCAGATCGCAAGCCTGACCGCAGCTTACATGGCGCTGGGCAAGACCTATCAGGAATACCGTAGGCAGGTGGCGGAGCGCATTGGCTCTGAAGCTGAGGCTGATATTTTGGAGAAATCCAAAGTTGAAGAACCTGCCGAAGAAGATAAACAGCTGCTCTGCTACGAGCCTTTCTCGAACAGATATTTCCATGCCACCGAAGCGGAGCTGTACGATGCTTTCTATCAGATGAACCGTGACTTCAGCTTAAACGGTGAAGTGTCTATCAACAATCTGTACAGCTATCTCGGTCTGGATTATCTCCCGGAGAAGGACGATATGGGCTGGTGCTCGGATTATATGATCAACGAATGGGAGTATTTTTGGATCGACTTTGTTGCCAATAAGCAGACGACTGATGACGGGTTGGAGGTTTATCAGGTATATGCGTTCCAGCCCCCGATCCCTGATTATCTGGATTACGAACCTGACAAAGAGAGGTAACGATAATGAAAAACATCAACTGGTGGAGAGTCGCAAGCATCGCACTGCTGGCAGGAAGCGCACTGCTGGGCTTCGGGCATGACCTGATCGAGGACCAGAAGAGCGAGGACGAACTGCGCGACATGGTGCAGGAAGAAGTGCAGCGTCAGCTGGCTGAAAAGAGCAGCACGAACTGACGCGAAAAATTCAGTCTGCTTTATGGAAGAAGATCCAAACTGACAAACAAAGGAGATTGATATTTATGTACAACCATGATTATTATGCAACTCTGGATCAGGCAATGGTGAAGCAGCTGAAGTACACTGCACTGAACATCCTGCGGACGCTGATCGCGATCGCACTATATCTGTTCTTGCAGCCGGTTCGGCTATACGAATACATTGAAGACTGTTTCCGGATGGAGCGTGACGGTCAGAAGGAAACGGAGATTCGCTTCGAGAATTTGAAGCAGAATGGACACATCTGAAAAAGGCGGGAGCTGTAGAGAAATCTACGGCTCTTTCTTTTTTATAAATTCATTGATATTTTTGGAGGTACGAACATGAACTTGAAAGCACTGACCAAAACGGCGAGGAGGACCCTCAGCCGGAATAGCTCGAAAATCTTACTGGGCTTGGGCATCGCAGGCGCGTTTACGGCGGTCGGCTTTGCAATCACCGCAACGCCCAAGGCGATGATCCTGCTGGACGAGAAGAAGAAAGAGCTGGGCGTCGAGAAACTAGACGCCAAGACCATTGTCAAGACGGCAGCGCCGGTGTACATCCCCACGGCCATCTCTATGGGTATCTCGACCGGCTGCATCATCGCAGCGAGCAGCGTCAACGACCGGAGAAACGCTGCGCTGGCGGCAGCTTACACCATGTCGGAGACGGCTCTGCGGAGCTATCAGGACAAGGTCGTGGAGACGGTCGGGCCGGAGAAGGCGAAGGAGATCAAGGAAGCTGTCGCGCTGGACAATATGGCGAAATGCCCGGAGCCGAAGAATCCTCCTGTGGCAACGCCCCAGAAGCCCGGCATCGGCAACGACTTTTACAACGACCCGGTCAAATGCTGGGAAAGCCTTTCCGGGACATACTTTTTCACGTCAAGAAACATGCTGGAAAAAGCCATCAACGGCGTGAACAAGCAGCTGCTCAGCGATTTCCGGGTCACGGAAAATGACCTGTTCGACTATCTGGGCATCGAGCACAACCGAAACGGCGACCTTCTGGGCTGGGACACGGAAACGACTCTGGGGATCAGCACCTTCTATACATCGAAACTGGATGAGGACGGAACGCCCTGTCTTGTGCTGGATTACAGCACTCCGCCCAAGTGGCTGGGGTTTTGATATTTTGAGACCCCGGCGCGAAAAATTCAGCTTGCTTTATGGAGGTAATACTCCGACATTATAAACTTATTTATAAGAAAGAGGTAACAAAAATGGACGAAATGAACAACGTGACTATGGAGAACGAGACTTCTATGATGGAGAACGCTCCTGTTGAGAACTTGGTTCCCGTTGAGGCGGAGAACTATACTTCGGACTGCGACTGTGAGAGCAATGCAAACCTCGATCTTGGCAAGATCGTCAAGATCGGCGTTGGTGCTGCGCTGCTCATCGGCGCTGGTGTGAAGTATGGCATCCCTGCTGCAAAGAAGGGTTTCAAGCACTTCAAGGAGAAGATGGCCAGCAAGAAGGCGAACAAGAACGAGGTCATCGACGTGGAGTCGAAGGATGTGACTTCTGACGAGGAAACTTGTGAAGAAGAGAACTAATGTCAGATAAGGCGAGAGCTGTAGAGAAATCTGCAGCTCTTACTTTTTTATTTTTTGCAAAGGAGAAGCACAATGGCACAGGTGGATATGCCCAAGAATGATTTCAATACATCCCAGGGCGAACCCAAGAAGAAGTTCGACAAGGTCGTAAGGGGAAAAGTTACGCTCAAGGAGCAGAACGACATTCAGAAGATCGCCAACGACTTTCTGGCGGAGGACCTCAAGACCGTCAAAGACCGCATCATCGCGGAGTATCTCATCCCGATGCTGAAGAACGGGCTTTGCAGCATCTTTAATTCTGCCATCAGCATCGCTCTCTGGGGCGATGACCGCAGCCGCAGCTCGTCTACAAATTACAACAGCTCGAGTCGGCAGCGTAACAGCTACGATCGCTATTATCAGGACGGGCAGAGTAGCCGCCAGGGGCCGTCCGGACGCCCGGCAAGAACGCTTCAGAATCTGGATTTCGAAGTGCGCTACGACGCAGACGGCACACTGAACGAGATGTACGATGCCCTGCGCAAGTACAAGCAGGTGTCTGTAGGCGACCTGTGGGACATGATGGGTGTCTCGAACGAGTCCACCGACTACAATTACGGCTGGTACAACCTCGATGGGGCGTACATCAAGGGCATCCCGGGCGGGTACCGCCTTGTTCTGCCCCGTCCGATTCCCCTCAGCTGAGATAGAAAGGATTGATATTTTATGAAAATTCTGAACAGCATCAAGAAAGATGAAATCGTCAACGCTGTGACTCGCACGGCGTCCAAGTACGGCTACCGGCTCAAGAAGGCCAGCCCGACCATTATGATCATCGGTGCGGCAGTCTGCGGTGTTACGGCTACTGTTATGGCCTGCAAGGCGACCATCAAGGCACAGGACATCATCGAAGAGCATAAGGCCGACGTCGCAACGATCCATAAGGCAAAGGAGCAGATCGAGAACGGCCAGATCATCCTGAACAAGGATGAGACATATACCGAAGAGGATGTCAAGAAGGACATCACGGCCGTCTACATCCAGACCGGCGTGAAGCTCGCCAAGGCATATGCTCCCGCTGTGAGTCTCGGCGCGATCGCACTCGGCTGCATGTTCGGCTCTCACACTATCATGAGCAAGCGGAATGCAACCCTCACGGCTGCCTACATCGCTCTGGACAAGACCTTCAACGAGTACAAGTCCCGCGTTACCGAGCGCTTCGGCGACCGTATCCAGCATGAGCTCGAGCACAATATCAAAGCAGTTGAAGTCGAGTCCACTGCGAAGAAGGATGATGGCACCGAGGAGGTCATCAAAGAGTACAAAGACATTGCCTCCAAGCATGAGAGCCCTTACAGTCTCCTGTTCGACGAGAGCGTCGATACATGGCAGCCCGATGCAGACCTGAACCGAAACTACCTGCTCATGGTCGAGAGCGCTGCCAACAAGCGGCTCAAGACGCAGGGGCATCTTTTCCTGAACGAAGTGCTTTCCATGATCGGCACCTATGGCGGCGTCACTATGCGGAGACCCGAAGGTCAGCTCGTGGGTTGGCTTTACGACCCGAACGACCCGACAAAGCAGAACTGCGTTGACTTTCATGTCACCAACTATGCTCTCGGAAAAGAACAGCTCAACAACTTCATCGATGGCTGGGAGCGTTCTGTCATGATCGTGTTCAACTGCGACGGCGTCATCATAGACAAGATCTGAGATTGATATTTCGGAGGGATAGCTATGACCAGAATTGTAAAGAGACTCTCTTATGTGTTCGCAGTCATGGCCGGGGTGTGCTTTGCTTCCGGTCTGGCTGTTCTCGCGGAGTGAAAGGGACGTTGCTATGGACAGTTTGGAAAACGTATTCCTGTTTCTGGACTATCTGACCGACACGAAACGTAAGCGGCATGTCGTGGGAGGCGTTCTTATGAGCGTCTCCCTTTTCTTTGGCGGACTGGCGTTTACCTTTATGAGCATAAAAGGAGAAGACAATGAACAGAACGATTCGTGATATTTTGTTCTTCGGAGCGGGCGTCAGCACCGGCGTGTGCATCATGCATACCCTGTTCCAGAAGAAGTATCGGGATTACTATGACGAGCGGTATGAGACTGATCGCCGCCATCTCCAGGAGAGGGAAGCCGATATGGAAAAGGAAATCGAAGAGAAAGCCACCCAGAAGAGTTTCGAGCAGCTGGCCGGGAAGTATCGGACGGAGTCTGACTCGGAGGTGAAAGCAGACCACGAGCCGATCGAGATCATCCAGCCGGACGATTTCGGCGGGGATGATGAGTACGAGACCTGTTTTCTCTCGTACTACAGCGACGGAAAGCTTGTCATCGACGGCGAGGACACTCCCCTTGACGAGGGCTCTGTCGCGGATATGATCGGCACGGAGGCGCTGAAGAACTTCGGAGTGTATATGCCGAGCACGGTCCATGTCCGGAACCACAAGTATATGAAGGACTATGAGATCCTTCAGGTCCGGCAGAACTTCTGCGACGTATATCAGAATGAGGAGGACGAATGATATTTTCGAGTCTGGCAGAGCAGTATTATGACTGGCTCTACAAAAGTGTGTGCGGTGAATGGGAGCCCCGGAACCTCTCATTTCACCGGCTCCTGATGTTTCTTTATAACAGAAACTATGTTCCGGCCTGTGAGATGGATATTTCCAGAGCAGCAGACGGCACGAATCTCCGGTATCGTTTCGCTACGGAGAATGATATTTCTTACGCAAGGATCGATTCGGCGTTTACGGGCATCCCGTGCAGTATGCTCGAGATGATGGTTGGGCTTTCCGTCCGGATCGAGGAGCATATCCTGGAGGACTCTTCGGCCGGAAAGAGAACAGGGCAGTGGTTCTGGAACATGGTCGTCAGCCTCGGTCTGGCTGCTATGGATGACCAGCGCTTCGACGAAGAGCGGGCAGAATCCGTCATTGAGCGATTCAGCAGAAGAGACTATAAGCCGAATGGCGCCGGCGGGCTCTTCACGCTTTCCAGGCCTACCGAAGACATGCGTACCATTGATATTTGGTACCAGCTCATGGGCTGGCTGGCGGAAAATGAAGCCTGATATTTACGTGTCGAAAATCTGCATCACGATGGAAGGAGTTATTGAGGAATTCGTCGATGATGAAAGAGTTTTGATGCGGATCACATCGTGCCGAAACATGGAACACATTGGCCGGCTGATATTTACCGACCTGAATTACTGGAGGAAAATAGACAATGGAAATTATGAATGTCATGTACGAACTGGCGACCACCAAGTCGGCTCTTGAGATGGCGGAGACGACCATCCGGAAGCAGAAGGGCAAGCTGCTGCAAAAGAACCTTCTCATCGCGGGGCTTCTCTGGTTTGGCGTTACTGCCTGCAGGATGCTGGGCGAGAGCGACGAGAAGCGCAAAGAGGCAGAGGAAGACGCTCGTAAGCTCAAGGTAGCACTGGTTAACACGCAGCAGGTGCTGGATGAGGTGAACCGCAAGAACGCCGAACAGTTCTGGGCAGAAGACAGTGTGGGTGAGCCGGAACCCGAAAAAGATATTTGCTGTGACGGCTGCGCCACGATCACGAAAAAAGACGTATAAACATCGCAGAAAGGAGGAAATCAAGTCATTATGATAGATTTCCTTATGATCGCAACGCGGACCGGAAAGCGCGGTGTGATCGAGATATATCCGAAGTTCATCATCAAACGGTCGAAAGACCTTATGATCCGAGGTTCGGATTTCTATGCGATCTGGTTAGAAGAACGTGGATTGTGGAGCACAGATGAACAGGATGCGCTGCAGCTCATCGACCGGGAGCTTGATATTTATGCAAATGAGCACAAAGAGCTGTTTGACGGCGGCTCCAGAGTGCTTCATATGTGGGATGCCGAGTCCGGAATGATCGACAACTGGCATAAATACTGCCAACGGCAGATGCGGGACAATTATCATACGCTCGACGAGACGTTGATATTTGCAAACACACCTGTCAAAAAAGAGAGCTATGCATCCAAACGGCTGCCGTATCCGCTGGAAGCAGGAAGTATCAGTGCCTATGACGAACTCATGGGTACTTTATATTCTCCCGGAGAACGTGAAAAGATAGAATGGGCCATTGGCGCAATCGTCGATGGCGATTCGAAGAAAATTCAAAAGTTCCTCGTGCTCTATGGACCGCCCGGAAGCGGTAAATCCACTATTCTGAACATCGTGCAGAAACTTTTCGAAGGATATTGGTCGGTTTTCGACTCTAAAGTGCTCGGTTCATCTTCGAACGCTTTTGCTTTGGAGGCATTCAAGACGAACCCGCTCGTTGCAATCCAGCACGACGGCGATTTGTCGAGAATAGAGGACAATACGAGACTGAACTCGCTGGTCTCTCACGAGACGATGCTGGTGAACGAAAAGTTCAGGAGCCAGTATGCGAGTCAGTTCAAGTGCTTTATGTTCCTTGGCACAAACAAGCCTGTCCGGATCACAGATGCCAAGTCGGGCCTGATCCGTAGACTTATCGATGTCGAACCGAGCGGTGAAAAGATTCCGGCCAAAAAGTATCGTGACCTTGTCGCCAAAGTTGATTTCGAGCTTGGCGGAATCGCCTGGCACTGCAAGGAGGTCTACGAGGAAAACAAGCACCTCTACGACGAGTATGTTCCGACAAGGATGCTCGGAGCATCGAACGATTTCTACAACTTCATGCTGGATTCCTACTATGAGTTCAAGAGATCGGATGGCGTATCGCTCAAGCGGGCCTGGGCAATGTACAACACTTACAATGAGGAGGCAAAGGTATCGTATCCTTACTCCCGGCGCGCTTTCCGTGAGGAGTTGATGAACTACTTTACGGATTACAAAGAGCGTTCGGAAGATATGAACGGGGAGAGAGTCCGCAGTTACTACAGCGGATTCCGAGCCGACAAGTTCAAGGAGTTTCTTGAGCAGCCGAAGGAGGAACGGCCGCCGGAAGAAGCGCATATTTCGTGGATCGAGTTCAAAGAGCAGCATTCTCTCTTCAATGATATTTGCAGGGACTGTCCGGCACAGTACGCGACTGAAGAAGGCACTCCTATGCAAAAATGGGAGAATGTCAGAAGTAAGTTGTCAGAGCTGGACACTTCGAGACTTCACTATGTGAAGGTTCCAGAGAATCACATTGTCATCGACTTTGATATTAAAGGACCTGATGGCAAGAAAAGCTTCGAGTTGAATCTGGAGGCTGCATCAAAGTGGCCGAAAACGTACGCGGAACTCAGTAAATCTGGTGCGGGCATCCACCTGCATTATATTTACAGCGGGGACGCAACGAAGCTCAGCAGAGTCTACGATGAAAACATCGAGATAAAGGTGTTCACTGGAAATTCTTCTCTTAGAAGAAAGTTATCGAAGTGCAATGATATTTCCGTAGCGTCTATCAGTAGTGGCTTGCCATTGAAGGGAGAAAAAATGGTTGACACGAAGCAGATCCAGAATGAGAAGCATCTTCGCATTCTGATTAAGAAAGCACTGGCCAAAGAGATCAGTCCCTACACAAAACCGAGTGTAGACTTCATCGCTCACATTATGGATGAGGCGTACGAGGGAAATGTCCCGTACGATGTCGATGACATGCGCAATTCGATTCTGGCTTTCGCTGCAAACAGCACGAATCAGGCTGAAGCATGTTTGAAAGCAGTATCGAAGATGCATTTCAAATCGAAGGAAGAGGTGAAAGACTCTCGGGCCGGCGAGAATGAGACCCCTATCGTATTCTTCGACTGTGAGGTGTTCCCGAACCTTTTCCTCGTGAACTGGAAGTTTGCCAAAAATGACCTCATTCACAGGATGATCAATCCCAGCCCGGAAGAAATTGAAGCCCTTACGAAATATCGGCTTATTGGTTTCAACAACCGGAAGTACGATAACCACATTCTCTGGGGGCGGATGATCGGCATGTCGAATGAGCAGCTCTATGCGCTTTCGAACCGCATCATCAACGAACATACCGGTTTCTTCGGCGAGGCGTACAATCTGTCCTACACTGATATTTACGACTTCTCGTCCAAAAAGCAGAGTCTGAAGAAGTTCGAGATCGAGCTGGGTATCCATCATCAGGAACTTGGCTTACCGTGGGACCAGCCGGTGCCGGAAAGCCTCTGGGATAAGGTCGCTGAGTATTGTGACAATGATGTCATTGCCACGGAAGCCGTCTTCTATTCCAAGAAGCGGCAGGCAGACTTCGTTGCTCGTGAGATTCTGGCAGACCTTGCCGGGATGACGGTCAATGACACGACCAACACGTTGACTACTCGCGTCATCTTTGGAAAAGAGAAGCACCCGAAGCTTGTCTATACTGACCTTGCAACGGGCGAACAGGACACTTTGACTGAGGTTGAGCCTGATATTCTGGTCGGGAAGAACATCATCAATGCTTTCCCGGGTTACGAGTGGGTCAAGGGCAAGGATGGTCGGATGCACAACATGTTCCGTGGCACGGATTTGGGCATGGGCGGCTATGTCTATGCAGAGCCGAACATGTACTATAATGTGGCGCTTCTGGACGTGGCGTCGCTGCACCCGCATTCCGCCGTTGCAATGAACTACTTTGGCGAATACACCAAGCATTTCAATGACCTGATGGAGGTTCGAATCCATGTTAAGCATGGCGAGTACGATAAGGCCAAGGAACTCTTTGGCGGAAAGCTGTCCAAGTATCTGGACGACCCTGCGCAGGCGAAAGCTTTGGCGCAGGCACTGAAAATCGCCATTAACTCTGTCTACGGCCTGACCAGCGCGACCTTCGACAATCCTTTCCGGAACCCCAAGAACGCCAACAACATTGTGGCGCTTCGAGGGGCTTTATTTATGCGTACTTTGCAGGATGAGGTACAGCAGCGTGGGTTCACGGTCGCCCACATCAAGACCGATTCCATCAAGATCCCCGGTGCAACGCCGGAGATTATTGACTTCTGCATGAAGTTTGCGGAGAAGTATGGATATACCTTTGAGCATGAGGCTACTTACGAGAAGATGTGCCTCGTGAACAATGCGGTTTATATCGCAAAGTACATGGATGCAACGGACTGCAAGGCGCAATATGGATACGTTCCCGAAGATAACGAGAAGGAAGGCGGTAAGTGGACGGCGACAGGAACTCAGTTCCAGATCCCGTATGTCTTTAAGACATTGTTTTCCAAAGACCCGATCCAGTTCGAGGACCTTTGCGAGACGAAGAGTGTCTCCAAAGGTGCCATCTACCTTGATAAAAATGAAGGGCTGGGGGAAGGTGAGCACAATTATATTTTCGTTGGCCGCGTCGGTCAGTTCTGTCCAATCGTCAAAGGAGCTGGCGGCGCGCTGCTTCTGCGGGAATCGGGCGTTGACGATGCAGGCAATCGGAAATATGCATCTGTGACTGGCGCAAAAGATTACCGGTGGCTTGAAAGCGAGATGGTGTATCAGCTTCATATGGAGGAGTCCATTGACAAGGAATACTTCAATAAGGAAGTTGATGATGCCGTCAAGGAAATCGCCAAATATGGTGATTTTGAGTGGTTTGTTGCGGATGATTCGGGTGAGCCGCCTTGGCAAAAGCCTGATATTCCGTGGGACGACGTGCAGGATGAAGCTGCACAGAATTTTGATAGGCGGTGATATAAACTATATTGTAAGTCAAGGTTTATAAACATACATTATACAAGGAGAGATAATAAAAATGGCATATTCTACTATTGAATTTAAGAACACGAAGCTTCCGTATCTTGGGCAGGATGGCGTCCGCATGAATCTCGCCAATGAGCCGGCACTGAATTATCGTGGTCAGGCAAGCGGAAGTCATGGATGGTTCTGGGTAACTGTGCCTGATGAGGATACGGCACATTGGCTGATGGATCAGGGGGTGAACGTCAAGGATTATACGCGTATTGATCGGGACAGCGGAGAGCCGGTCACCTCTTATCGCGTAAAGGTTCAGGTGAATCTGCAGGCTCTCTTCAACGGCCCCATCATTCATTGGTATCCGGATGACATGCGCGAAATTGTCATTACAGCCCAGACAGCTCAGGAGGACAACTTCAGTCGCGCCAAAGCTTTGACGGAGATTGCAAACAATGGTGGTATCGAAAGTGTGTCCTGTGTATGCAGTCTTTATGAGAACAAAAACAATCCCGGAAAGAAAACCCTGTATCTTTCCTTTATGGCAGTAACCCAGCGGATGGTCATTGCCGACCCTTATGCTCGTGATAGGGCTGAGGCGAATAAGGAAGTCGATATGCCTTTCTAAGGAGGACATTCTATGAAAAAGCTTTTTATCAGCTGCCCCATGCGGAAGCGCAGCGAGGAAGACATCCGCAAGACCTTCGACCGGCTCCACAAAATCGCAGAGGCGATCTTTGACAGAGAGTTGGAGGTCATCCCGACCTACTTCGAGGGCGACCCTCCGGAAAATGCGAACGAAGCGCTGTGGTATCTCGGCGAGTCCATCAAGAAACTTTCCGAGGCGGACTATTTCATCGGTATCTTCGATGAAGCTCGTGAGTTCCGCGGCTGCATCATCGAGAACATTGCGGCTAAGAGCTACAACATCCCGTTCTATCTGGTCAATCTCGGCAACGCTGCGCCGGATGTCATCGAGCGCAGAAAAACTGTCCAAGATGCCATCGAAATCTGCTAAGCATTGATATTTTCGAGTGCCAGGGTTGGTCTCTGGTTGAATGCACCAGTCCTATGAGTGCCCACGTCGCAAATGGCGTTCTCAGCAGGGGACAGCTCGATTGATATTTATGAATGATTTGGAGGTTGATGTCATGAAACGAATCAAAGTGCTCCGTATCAAAGCGCATTGCTATCCTGAAATCGTCCGGATTCCGCTCGGTCTGGACTCCTTGCAGAAGGAAGTTGGCGGACCTATTCAGGCGGTATATCCGTGGGATGATCCCGTGGCACTGATCTGCAATGAAGAAGGTAAACTGGATAGTGATGCCGTGGAGCATTATAACCGGGTTCTCGCAACTGAGATTGGTGTGCCTTATGACATCATTGTAGGGACATTCCTGATCGTTGGGCTTACGGAAGATGATTTCGGATCACTGAGTCCGGAGCTTCTTGAGAAGTATGAGAAACTGTTCCATGACCCGGAAGAATTTTCCGTTCGTACGGATGCGCATGGAAAGATGTGTCTGGATGTTCATCCTTGCAAACCGGAGGACGGCGCGAAATAATCAGCCTGCATGAAGAGCCGTTGAGAAATCTGCGGCTCTTTTCTTTTGGGATAGTAGCTTAGTCAGGTTCAAAGCAGCCAGCTCATAACTGGTTCATCGCGGGTTCAAATCCTGCCTGTCCCACCAGCGGAAAACACCTATATAAATACATAAAAGGAGGATGAAAAGATAATGGTCACCGTAACCGACAAAGTCTGCATAGCATGCGGCAAGGAATTGAAAAATGTCCCGGTAGCGACTGTCTTTTGCCCGGAATGCAGGAAAAAGCGCAGAAGAGAGCTTCTGGATGAGAAAATCGCGCATGAACGGGCCAAGCGTGCTTCTGAAAAAGCAGAGATGGATGCGCTCAAGCCGAAAGCAAAAAAGAAGTATGAAGGGCCTAGTCTTCAGGAAATCATGCATGAAGCAACGAAGGAGGGACTTCAGTATGTTGCTTATTGCAAAAAGCACGGACTCCACTAAAAAGAAAGAACTCTGGAAGGTTTTCCGTAAAAATCGGAAAGAGCTCTTTGCTTATACTGTCCGAGGTGAAGGAGAGGATGAAGAGGAAGCGACGATTTCACTTCTGGCGTATGAGAATCATTGCCGGGAAAAAGACATACACGTGATGTTGGAAATGAGGTGATCATGCTGATGGCAGGAGTTACGCTCTATGACTACCAGTTGGATGCAGTAGACCGAATGAAAATCGGCTGCATCTTGTGTGGTGGCGTTGGGAGCGGAAAATCAAGGACGAGTTTGGCGTTTTACTACAGACTCTATGGTGGACAAATAAACACAAAAGAATATGTAAGGATGACAAAACCTCCTGATCTTTATATTATTACGACCGCGCGAAAACGGGACACTGGAGAGTGGGAGGAAGAAATGGCCCACTTTTATATGGCCACTGATCCCGAGCTTGATATTTACGAGCATACAGTCGTCGTAGACTCGTGGAATAATATTGGGAAATATGTTGGTATAAAGAATGCCTTCTTTATTTTCGATGAACAGAGGGTCGTTGGCAGTGGTAAATGGGTCAAGTCTTTCCTGAAAATCGCAAAGGAAAATGAGTGGATTCTTCTGAGCGCTACGCCTGGGGACTGCTGGACAGATTATATTCCGGTGTTCATCGCAAATGGTTTCTTCAGAAATCGCACGGAGTTCAATAACCAGCATGTTGTCTACAGCCGTTTCTCGAAGTATCCGAAAATCGATCGCTATCTGAATACGCAGCGCTTGGTAAGGCTTCGGGAACGAATTCTGGTTGATATGGACTTTGAGCGCCCCACGGTATCTCATCATGAGAATATTTTCGTAGACTACAATAAGCCGAAGTATTTGCAAATCTGCAAGAACCGCTGGAATCCTTGGGAGGATAGACCGATAGAGACTGCCAGTGAGTTTTGTTACATGTTGAGGAAGCTTGTCAATTCCGATGAAAGCCGGCAGCAGGAAGTCCTTGATATTTGCATGAGCCGACCAAGGGTGATCGTGTTCTACAACTTCGACTATGAGCTTGATATTTTGCTCGGGTTGAAGTATGGAGAGGGCGTCGAAGTTGCGCAATGGAATGGCCATAAGCACCAGCCTATCCCTGATGGCGATAGATGGGTTTATCTCGTGCAGTATAACGCCGGGGCAGAAGGCTGGAACTGTATCAAAACCGATACCATTATATTCTACTCGCAGAATTACTCCTACAAAATTATGGAGCAGGCTGCGGGGCGAATCGACCGGCTGAATACGCCCTACAAGAACCTGTACTACTACCATTTGAAGAGCAGAGCAGGCATTGACTTGGCTATTAGTCGAGCTCTGAATTCGAAGAAAGCGTTTAACGAAAGGAAATTTTATGGAGAATGATATTTGTGATTTTTTGAGGCTTGCTGCGACGATCTCTGAGAAACTTGCAGATGTCATAAACGCGATTTCGGAATGCAGCGAGAAAGTGACGGCTTGTTTTATGGACTTGTTTGAAGAAATCAAGGGGCAGCCATTGAAGATGATTCTACAGAAGCTGCGTCCTGACTACAAGGACAAGTGCAAAATCCGGTGGCTGAATATTCCCAACAAGGTTATGCAGGGAAGAATCAGGAGGTTCTGCTAATGGGAAACATATCGAAAAAGACTCGGAAAAAGATTAACAAGATTCTTTTAAGTAACCACTTTAAGAAAAAGTTGGGAGTTACGCAGGATACATTAGTGTATACTCCGAATCCTGAAAGTCCATTGTCTACGATTTGGCATCACATCGAGATTCGGTATGATGGTACAATCTTTGGATATTTGCTGGATGATAAGGTTAAATATGCGGTCATAGGATCGGTGAACCGCAGAAAGGCTCGACAAACAATAAGAAGTCCTGAACAGTTCTTCCATCCAAGATGTCATTTCGCAAGGCAGAGCAAGCAAATTGCTTTCAGACTCAAGAAAATGGGAGAAGATAAACTTGCA